TAAATGACTCGTATGAGGTTGAGGATGTATTACCCTTAGTGAAGTTATGTTAGCATGTATAGTAGTGGATTAAGTTGTAGTGTAGGGTGCGGCAGTTTGTCTGGGTCTTCGATAAATCCGTACACGTGGGGCGGTGTAGTTCCTGTAAGTGGGTACTACACTGTATGCTGTTTATTGGATAGTCGTCCTGTACAGCCTGAGAGTCCTGCTGACTTTATAGTTAGTGATGTACATGCTGTAAGGTTGGCACCGGGGTTTACCGGTTTGGTCTTTGGAGTACGGTCTTTTCCTGCTGTTGACGTTGACTTTAGTGTCAGCAGCGTTATAGATGGTGACAGCTGGGTTATAGACTTAGGGTCTGGTATAAGTTGTGTTGTTCGTTATACTGTATTGAAGTCTGGTCCTGTAGAGGTAGAGGGTTCCATTGATGTCAGTTTGCAGGGTGATTTGACTTCGCTTGCCTATGGTCGGTTATTTGACCTTTATCTGTACACTGCTTTTAGTCGTGTAGACTTAGGTGTGTGGTGGGATTCGAGCGGTGTTATCGGGCGGATGGTGATAGGTGAGTCTTTTATAGTAGCTGAGACAAGTAAAGGTTAGTTAGGTAGATTTATGGCGGAGAATAGTTGGCTTACTGCCTCACCGGTTAGTGGCAGTGGTGATTTGAGTGTTAGTGTAGGAGGTAGTTTGTGGACTGGTCGGTTGGATCGCAGTGGCCAGCTGACTGTAAGTGGTGTAACTTTTCCTGATCTAAGCTGTGTATTGAATTGCACGCAGGCCGGGTCTGTGATTTTGGAGTCTATAGGTGAGTCTTCGGCTACTGTCGGGGCCTTAGTTGAAGGTTACGTAGCTTTGCAGGGCGTTTCTATAAGGAGTAATTTAGCGTCGTTGACTTTTAGTTTTGTCGGGTCTGACGGGGACTCTGCCTGGGTAAGCGGCATCCGGTACAGTGTTGATGGTGGCGACACGATGTTAGACTCGGGGGCGTCTATACCGGGGGATCCTGGTGCTACTGGTGCCTATACTGCTGCTGTGTATGTGAGCGTTGCGGAGGAGACCAGTGGTGTGTCCCGTAGCGGGGTTCTGACTGTTAGTGGCTCTGGTCAGACGCTTGAGTTTACTGTTTCGCAGAGCGCTGGTGTCAAGACTTACGGTCCGGTCGAGATTTTGAGTTTAACGGCCGCCGATGTACCTGCTTCTGGGGGTAGTGTGACCAGTGGTAGTGTTAGCTACCGGCAGACCTACGGGTGGAATGGTGCTACCAGCGGTGCCGGTACTATTACCAGTGGTGGGTCTGTAAGTTGGAGTGGTGGTGCTTCGGGTATAGGCAGTTTAGGCACGACGGTTAAGGATCGTAGTGTAGTAGGCTCGCCGTTGGTAGTTACTGTAGCTTTGAACGATCAGGTTGGCAGCTCGAGTGTAGCTATTTACCAGGCTGCTAACGTTTCTACGCTGACCGGTATTAGTGCTGATACCTTGTCTTATGATGCTATACCTGTATTAGGCGGAAGTTCATCGCCTTATTACTCGATTAGTGGCAGTTATAGTTATACCTCTGGTTCAACCTCAACTTCCGTTATTGATAGTGTAGTTAGATCGAGGATGCGTGCGGCTACTGCTGCTACGAAGAGCTTTGCGTTTGTAGCTCCGGTTGCCGGATTTACGATTGACAGTGACACGGGTGTAGTTAGTGCTACTGAGACTGAGCAGACCTCTGAGAAGGTAGCTCAGGTTAAGATGAGTGTAGCGTATGAAGGGTTTAGCTCGTCGGTTACTGGCACTTGTTTACAGCCTGCCGGTTCGGTAGTTTATGGCACGCCTACTATAGCATTGAGTTATGCTACTGCTCCTGCTGGTGGAGGTACTTTGAGTCCGGTATTTAGCGTTACTCAGCCTTGGGGTTGGAACAATGATACAGAAGCTGGTGTACTGAGTTACGACTTAGAGTCGCTTCCGGATGGTTCCAGCGTGAACTTTACTACTACGGCCGGTACGGTAGGCTCTGAGGATGGTTCTATTACTGTTCCTACTAAGGGAACTACTGAGTCCGGTGTTACTACTTACGCTACTATTTCTTGTGCTGTTACCGTAAATGGGGTTAGTGGGTCCGGTACTGCGGCTGTGTCTCAAGCGGCTAATACAAAGGCTCTGACGGATGTATCTATTGAGCGTAATGGCAGTGGTGCTTTAGTTACGTCTTTTACCGCTGCTGGAGGTACTGCTTATTACAAACCTGTCGGCGTTTATACCTACACTTCTACTTCTACTCAGACTGTAGAGTTGGATTCTGAAGTTACTGAGGATAACTGGTCTTTGGATCAGGCTTGGGGCTCGGTTGCTGCCAACCCGACGTATCCTTGGTGTAGTGTAGTTACTATTAATAGTCGGGGGACTGCTATTGGCAACAGTCGGAGTGCGGTTTTGAAGTTAACCGTAGGTGGGTTATCGGATAGTGTTGTTTTAACCCAAGGGGCCAATAATGTTGAACGTGTAGCTATTACAACAGGCGGTGGTGTTGATGATCCGTTACAGACACAATTTAGTGCTGCAGGATATGCGTTTGTTGCTGCTGCTTGGGCCTATTATACTTCGAATGCCAAACAAGAAATTCAGGATGCTACATTTGATAACTGGACAATAAGTGGATCAGGATTTTTAATGACAGCAGATCCTAATTTTGGGTATGCTGTTGATGTTGGTGTTGAAAACCGTGGCACCACTGTAGGTCCTGAAAGATCTGCCACAATATCGTTTGAATATAGTGGTAAATCGGATAGTATCACCTTAACCCAGGAGGCCAACGAACAGAAACAAACCGCTTGCAGCATTGAAATCGACCATGATTATCAAGATCCGTTGGGATACAATAACACCAATGTTCCTGCAGCTGGAGGACGAGTATGTATCGTTGGGGTACGTCATTACTCTTACACCTCCGGTGCTACCAGTCAGATTGAATATGACAGCTTTACGCTGAATTGCAATCAAAGTTGGTGTGTTCCAGATGATGCGTCTAACTTAACAATATCAAGTAGAGGCACTGTTACGGGATCAGATCGATCAGCGACAGTTTATTGGCAAGATGGATCCTGCAAATCCAATGAAATGACTATCACCCAAAAGGCTAATCAAATTACCGTAACAACTATTATTAAAGATAATGGTAATAGCCCAGATTTGTCGTTTGAAGCAAGTGGAGGATGGACTGGATATGTGGCTAGAGCAGTTTATTCATCTGGTGCGACTAGTTATGGTAGGGATTTATCTGGATGGTCGTTTGATCAATCATGGGGATCATTAGCAATAAATAATTCTGGTCAAGCATCTCAATTTATTGGATTAACTGTGCAAACAAGAGGTACTGAAGAAGGATCTGCTAGAACAGGAACATTAAAAACCACTTACGGAATAGGTGCAAGTATAACAATTACGCAAAAAGCTAATACTGCTACTTATGGTATTCCAACTGGCAGAACGTTATCCGTTTCCGATATTCCTGCTTCTGGCGGTACTATTTCAAGCGGTACTCTTGGAGGTACTATTACTCAGACAAGAACGTTTAGTTCTGGGGCTTCTGATACGATTACTAATCCAACGGTAACAAGTTCAAGCTATTCTGCTGGAGTTTCTAATGGTTCCTTAGGTAATACCGTTGTGCCGAGGACTAAAAAAGGAACTTTAACATATTCTTATGTATGTAATGGGAAAACAGGATCTGTTAGTGCGGATGTGTACCAGCAGGCTAATAGTGAGACCACTATTACCTATGGTGTTCCTGTAGTTTCATTGTCTGTTTCCGATATTCCTGCCTCTGGTGGTACGGTGTCTTCAGGAACTGTCACATATACGCAAACACGGGTTCAGAATTATACCTCCGGAGGAACTAGAGGCCTTTCTAATGTAACTTCAGGAGGATCTATTAGTTATTCTACTGCGGTATCTGCTAGTTCAAAGGGTACTACAGTGTCTGCTAGGTCTAAGGTCGGTACTTTAACTGCTACTGTTACTTTGAATGGTCAGAAGGGGTCCGGTACTGCTGATGTTTATCAGGAGGCTAATATCCAATATGATAAACGCACAGTATTGCATTTTGATAATTTTGCGGGTCCTGCCTCAAAGACTGTTAGTGCCGCAGGTGGTGAAGTTTTTTTATCGCTAGAGGTGGTAAGGGGATATACCTCTGGCGCGGAGGGTAATAGTGTTGATGTAACTAATAACGCTTTAAGTTCTTTCTCTGCCTCTGGAACTGGATTCTCTATAAGTCCTAGTTACAAGGCGCTATTAGTTGTGGACAATAGAGGAACTACTGTTGGTTCGGAGAGGAGTGGAACTGTTACGGGTACCTGGAATGGATTAACTTCTCCTGCAATAGTTTGTACGCAGGAGGCTAATGCAGTTACGAACTCAAACTACAATCCTCGCATCACAGCTTATGGAACGCCCACTGTAAGTATTGGTTCAGGCATGACAGCTGCGGGAGGTTCGGCTACGGTGTCTCATTCAGTTACTAATACGCAAACCTATAATGCCTTATATACCTCTGGAGCCACAGGCCCTGATCAAACCAGATCGGTCGCTGGCACCACTACGATTTCCATCACCTCAAATGGGAATAATGCATTCAGTCTATCTGGGAATACGCTCTCTCATAGAGATATGGCAACCACTTTGGCAACAGACTCCGTGACCATCACAGCCAAAAACTCGGGTGATACCTCCAAGACTAAAACCGCAAGCACGTCCATCACAAACTCTCGTCAGGCTACGGGCAGTTCTGGTGGAGTAACAACTTATGGAAACGTCATAGCCGGTACTATTACCAACAAAACCATTCCGGCTTCCGGAGGTTCGGCCACCGCTACCGCCGGCAACGGTTCTCAAAGTTGGAGTAAAACAGCTGTTGTAACAACATATACGTATACCTCCGGAGATACGAAGCCAGAAACAACGACAGCTGCCTCTTCTGGAAATAACACTATAGCGCCAAGTGTATCATCCATTACGGCTAATGCCTCTTCGAAAGGTAAAACAGTTTCAGGACAAACCACTGTGAAAACTCAAGCCGTAACTTGGAGCGGATCGGCAAGCAAATCCGCTTCCGGAACTATGTATATATATCAGGCCGCTAACTCTCTGAAGAGTTATAGCAATGTCCTTATCAATCAATTTGGTTATAATGATATCCCATATTCAGCGGGAACTTCTTCACCTGTAATGGATATAACCTATGATGTCACTTATGATTCTGGAACATACCGTGATGAACATGGTCTTCCTTCAGGATATTCCCGCACCTTCACTATCTCTGGATCAGGTTTTTCAATTAACGCCTCTTCTGGAGTTGTAACGGCCCAAGCTAATCCAGCTACAAATACCCGCAGCGCAACTGTAACCGCTACGATAAAAAATAGCTCAGGCGCAGCTGTCACATCTGCTACCGCCAAAGTCACCCAGGCTGCAAAACCAGGGCCTGTGGATATTTACATTACGACTTCATTTGACTATGCAAGTTCTCAGATTAAAATTAATTTTAGTACAGGTCCAAAGGATACTTTCTTTATTAAGTTCATGGGGTATGATCAATTTGGAAGTATTTGGGAGGGCGTGTCTGGATTTACCCCAAGCTCTGAGACTTCATTCACCTATGCACCTTCGGGGTATTCTATAACTGATCAATTTAGTATTGAAGGGATTGGCTCAAGTGAATATACAATCTCACCATCGTCTCCTTACGAAACCTCCAACGCCCGATATTATTGGTCAAGTACGTTTATGGTAAACAAATAGTTATTCTGTAATAGGCTGAGGGTGTGATGGAGAGGCCTCCTGTGGACGACCGTGCTTCGGTACCTAAAAGCCGTGACAGGGTGATGTAGGAAAAGAGAAGAGACCTCAGTCTCCGAAGCTCATGCCTTTAGGCGTGAGTATCTCACGAAAAGTAGTCGGTGATTCTGATTTTATCGGTCAGATAGCCGGTAACGGGTGGTTGTTGCATCCGATAAGGTACAGCAGTCCTTTCAGGGTTGCTGTACCTTATGCAAAAAACAGAATAGATTTTAATAATTTGAATAGTTTTTACAACATGTCTGATACTACTACACCTAAAAGGGGGTTTAGTCTAAAGGGCCTGTTTAGTGCCGCGATTGGTTGGTTGCAGAAGTTATTGTCTCTTCAAAAGAAGTATGGGTTTTTTAATATTGTTAAGGGGTTATTCATACTATTGCTGTTGGGATACGTTATATTTTTTATGGTCAACCCCACCTATCTGCTTGATCGGATAGAGAGGCGTCGTGAGTCGCGTGAGGCAGAGATGGTTCGCCAGAGGGTTTCGTCTGATAGGGTTATCCGGGATTTATTGCGCAAGCTGCGCGATAAAAGCGGAGCTGATAGAGTTTGGCTTATTGAATTTCATAATGGTGCGTCTAATCTATCGTCAGGGCTTCCGTTTTTGTTTGGGTCTATGAGGTTTGAAGAGGTAAAAGAAGGTGTACTGAACGTTGATGATGAGTACGCAGATTTTTCGTTATCCCGTTATCCTTTTTTGGTGGATGCTGTGTCTAATGGATACTTTTATGGGAAGGTGGATCTGATTAAGGATTCGGATCCGAGGTTGTACTACAAGTTTAAAAGTAATGGTGTGGAAGAGGTGGCTCTTATAGTTTTGTACTATGGGTCTAACCCTTTAGGCATTTTAGGTATCTCTTATTGTAAAGACAATACTATGGATTATACTATAGTAGGGAGGGAGATCCGCAGATTTGGGATGGAAATTGGTAGTTTGCTTTGTAAATAGTTTTTGGTATAGAAAAACATTAAAACTATTCAATAATATATTTGATATTTCATATTATAAGACTATATTTGTGATATGAAATCATCAAAGGTATTAAAGATATTAAATATTAGCAGGCAAACGCTTGTCAAATATGTAAAGAATGGCGATATACGTGTAGTGGTGCAGACAAACAAGCAGTACGACTACAACGAAGAAGATGTATATCGAAAAGCCGGACTTTCTGAAAATCGTGTGAATGTGGTTTATGCGAGAGTTTCAACTCATAAACAGAAAAGAAACCTTGAGAATCAGGCAGAAACTCTTATAAACTATTGTAATGCGAATGGGGTGAAAGTTGATAAAGTGTATAAGGATATAGCAAGCGGAATGAATTTTGACAGAAAACAGTTCCGCTCGATGCTGGAAGATGTCTTGAATTATAGAATAAGCAGCATATACATTACGTACAAAGACCGTTTCAGCAGAATATCCTTTGATATGTTTGAACGTCTGTTTTTGGAGTACAACTGTAAGATTATTGTAATCAACAAAATCGAATCCACCGCCGAGGACGATGAAAAGGAAGTCTTTTCCGATATCATATCAATGCTTCACTGCTTTGCTATGAAGATGTATTCAAGAAGACGGAAAAAGAAAATGGAACTGATAAAGGAGGACTTGAAAAATGCACTTGATTTATAGCTTTTACATACCGCAAACAGAACGTCTTGTAAACTTGTGCAAGGTTTCAAATAACCTCTACAATCAGGCTTTATACTTGTTCCGTCAGACTCTCAAGAATGAGAACAAATGGCTGTGGTATGCCGATATGGATAAGCTGATGAAGAATACGCCTAACCTTGAGGGAGAGATAAATTACAGGCTCCTGAAAGCTCAGGTATCGCAACAAATACTAAAGGTGTTAGACAATAACATAAAAGCATACTGCAAGGCTATAAAGGATTTCAAAACAAATCCTGCTAAATATAAGGCTATGCCGCAGCTACCGTCTTTCAGAAAGCGCAGCGGCCTGTTCAACCTGTATTACCCGAATCAGTCTGCAATTATAAAAAATGGGAAAATCCGACTTGCAAAAGATTTGGAAATTCTTATTCCTCAATGGGATAAGTACAAGGAACGTATTCAGAACTTTCAGCAGGTAAGGATCCTTCCTTCCGGCAAGAAACTGAAAGTTGAAATAGTTTACCGTCAAGAGGTTAAAGATGCAGATTTAGACAATTTCAAATACGCTTCAATAGATTTAGGCATCGATAATCTAGCTACGATGGTAACGGATAAAGGCAGCTTCCTTTACAGCGGCAAGTTCCTGAAGTCTTACAACAGGAACTTTAACCGTCAGCTTGCAAAGCTGCAAAGCATAAAGGACAAGCAGGGAATAAAGAAAGCTACAAAGCGAATGCAAAATCTTTATGAAAAGCGTGACAGATACTTTGAGGACGCATTTCATAAATACAGCCGCATGATAGTCAATCATCTTATAGAAAACAGAATAGGAAACTTAGTTGTAGGCTACAACACCGGCTGGAAGCAGTCGGTAAACCTCGGGAAGCGCAACAATCAGAAGTTTGTGCAGATCCCGTTTGCGAGACTGACTTCCTATCTGAAATATAAATGTAGAATAGCTGGAATACGGTTCGTGGAAAATGAAGAATCCTATACATCAAAGTGTGATGCGCTTGCAAAGGAAGAAATCGGGAAACATGAGTCGTATCTCGGAAAGAGAGTAAGCCGTGGACTGTTCCGTTCTTCTACAGGCAGAACCGTCAATGCCGATGTAAATGGGGCAGTAAACATTTTAAGGAAAGTAGTCGGTGATTCTGATTGTATTAGTCGGATAGCCGGTAGCGGGCGGATGTTGCGTCCGATAAGGTGTAGCAGTCCTTTTAGGGTTGCGTGACTTATACAAAAAACAGAATAGATTTTAATAATCTGAATAGTTTTTACAACATGAGTTTTGGTGTTAATTCCGTTGTGTTCCCGGCTATTGATAGTTCGTTTGGGGGTACTTCCCTTAAGCGCCCTGAGCCGGTTGTCTATACTGTTTCAATGACGGTGGAAGAGTTATGTGATTTGTTTGATAGGATTACCGCTAAATTGTCTAATGAGGCTGAAGAGTCTGAAGAGACAAATTTGTTAGAGTCTATGTTATAGTTTACTGGGTTTAATGCTTGATATGTCGTGACTAATATAGCAGTTGCATCGATGGGTTATATGGTGGTAGCATCTTGTGATCCGTATAACGCGAAACTCCATTACGATGGTCAAAAAGTTATAAAGTATGATGGTAATACGCCTACTGAATGGGTTATTGCTGATGGTGGTGGAGATGGGTTGTCCATATCTGATGCTCTAAACGTTTTAGAGCGTATCGCTATGTTAATTGATTCTTTATCATTTTATGATGACGGTTCGTTTAAAAATGATGAACTTCCTCATTGGTATAAGGGTGCTGGGTATTATATGAATGGGTATGACTATTACTTGTTGGGGGATCGTTCATTCAATTATGATATGATGTACTATTCTATTGAGCCTATGTCCTGATATTTGCCTATGGTTGGGCTAACTGTAATACCTCTCTGTTTTGAGAGGTATTGTTTTTTCATACGTTATATTGTTCATGGTGCTTTATGTCAGGAAAAGAGTAGACGGTTTAGTTTTTGTTCATTCAATAGATGAGCTTAGGAAGTTTGAGAGCAACTATTTTCCAGGAACGAGAGTAGTGTTGGGTGATTTATCTGTTTTTAGCAGGCCCATGATAGAATTTATGCTAAAGTTCCTGGAGGAGAATCCGGTTGTAGATTGTTTTAGTAGTGAGGATATTGATAATCCTGTATTGTTGAGTAGATTTGTTAGAGTGGATAAAACTCCGTTGTCTCTCAGCCCGTCTCCTTCGTTAGATCAATTTACTGCGTCGGATAAAAGTTATAGATCCGTTGAGCTGTATTTGGATTTACCGTATAGGCTAAAGTTGATGGCTGTGGGTGCGGATACTTTACGGATGTCTCTGTTGTATAACTGTGGTAAGTTAAGGAAGTGACCGATGGTAGAGGTTTTTAATATCCGTGCTGAGTATGAAAGGATACTGCCTTTCTTGTATCCTACTTATAGTGTTTTGACTGGAGGTGTTGGATTTCGCCGTGATTCCTTTATAAGTAGGCGTGATATAACTTCGTCTTATGAGCGAGATCTTTTAAACACTCAGTATCGTGACTGCGTGTTCCTTTCTAATAGAATATTTGATAAGGTCTTAGATGAGTCCGCATTAATTGGAATGGTTCTTGAGTTTATGCGTATAAACTTTGGGAGCAGACGTCGGGTGTTTAGGCCGGTTCACAAAGATGGGAGCGAGTTCATAGATGAGTTGCTTAGATTTATGTTTGGTTTGAGTGAGGATGAGTCAGCAGATGGGGTGTTGTCTTTATTCGACAGTTATGGCAGAGGCTCCTTTGCTTCCTCTTTCTTAGATATGTGTATCAGGTCTGGGTATGCTTATACGAGGTCAAGTATGGAAACGTTTATAGGTAAGATTTACACTGGGGCTGATAGTTTGTTTTATAAGAAGGCTAGGGCTAGGTTAGCATATTCCCTTTCGGACAATGTAGTTCCCGCGATTTCGTGCAAGGAGTTGTTGGATCCTTATTTTAAGAAGTTTTTCCCTGACTTATGTGATTTGTACTTTTACATGATGCTTGCAAAAAATTTGTATTTTTAGTGATGGATTCTGCGAGAGTTGTTAACACTGTGTCGACTCAGAGCTCTATTGAGGATACGTTTTCAAAGAGAGACTCTGAGATTTATAAGTTGTTTTGTCTTTTGGATGATCATTTGTCTCAAATTGTGGCTGGGGGCTTGACGTTATCCGATTTATATAGGGTGCTTCTTGGTGGCGAGCATGTTCTTGTCAGGCTTCGTAGCTTAGTTTTGCGTGAGGTGTCTGAGTGTAACTGTGCTTTGTCCTCTAATTCGACTAAGAGTGGTTTAGTCACGAAGCTATATAGGGATAGGTTAAATGTTCTACTCTCTTATTGTCAACGGTTGAATGAGCTACGGGATGACTTTAGTGTTGTTCAGCGTTCTATGTATGTTAGTAAAATGACTACTTTGTAGCGTCGTACGTTAATACTATTAGAAACCTTAATATTTTGTTTTATGGCTACTGTTTTAAATTTTGGAGGTAGAGTGGCTCCTCTTAATGTTGGTCGTTGCGATGTAGCTGTAGGCTACACTGGTCGCGTAGTCCTTATTTCCGGCAAGGTATGGATGAAAAACATTGCTTGGGATGCAATTCTTAAATGTTTTGTGGAGGTAACTCAGGAGGGTATTATTAAATATCGATTGAGCCCTACGCAGTACTATTATCTGTTGGTGTTTAGATTGAATACGGACATTCGGGGTGATGTTTATGGCAATGACGTGACAGTTGAGTATCTAAGGTTGAGTTCGAAGCAGTATGATGATCTGATTCGTCAGGTGCATGAAAATCCTGCCTATACGTCGTTTATTTTGAACAAAGAGAAGCGTAAAAACGATGATGGTAAGGATGTGTCTTATTTAAAAGTGTCAGTCTCCTCAGCCCCTATTGCACCTGATATTATAAATAGGGTTCGTGAGTTTGGGGCTAATCCGGATCGTGTTGATCAGCTTTGGGCTATGGTAGATGCCTCTACCTCTATTACCGAGGAGCAGTATGAGAAAAAGTTGTTGGAGTTAGCATCTAAAGACGCTCCGGCCTCTACTTTTGACTCTGGTTTGTCAAGTAGTCCGGTAAATGGGATCGCTGGCGGTTACAGTACGGCGCCCCAGGTTCCGTCGTTTACTTCGACTCCTACTGTTGGTTCCGCCTCTCAGGCTCCGTCGTTTACTTCGACTCCGGCCGTTCCCGTAGCTGGTACTGCTCAGGCTCCAGTATTTACCGGTGCTCCTGCTTTTGGGGCTACACCTAGTGAAAGTGGTAATTTTCCCTCTGAGGATTTAGGTTATACGCCTGGAGATGATGATGGTCTTCCATTTTAACTGCACTTGACATGTCTGTAGTTGTTGGTATTGATCCCTCATTTACTAGAACTGGGTTAAGCGTTCTAGATACCGATTCGAGGGTAGTTGTGAGTGCGCAAAGTGTTAAAGTTCCGGACAGCTTAAAGCAGGGGAAGTTATACACTTTGCCGTCCGCTTTAATTGCCTCGAATTGGTTGGCGGGAAGTGTAGGGTCCATCTTGTCTAATGTAGGCGATGTGAGTGCTATATGTGTTGAGGTTCCTGTGGTAAGGTCCTTTGCTGGTCCGTTTTTGTTGTTAATACAGCAGGCTTTGTTTTCTGTATATCCTGTCTCGGTTCCAGTATTTTTGGTCCCCCCTAAGGCTATTAATGGGATCGCCCTTCCTAAAAGGGGTGAGACTAAGGATTATGTCCCTCCCTCTAGATTATCGACTTCTCGGATTAAAAAGATGGTTGTTGGGTTTGTTGCTGATAACTTTATCCTTGACCAGTCTATAAACCACGATGAGGCGTCAGCAGTGGTATTGTCTTATATTGGGGGTTTGATTTTGTCCAAAAATTACTCAGGTTCTTTTACTACGTTTTTAAAGGAGGGCTCGGGTGTAGAGGACAAGGTGGATTTAACGTTTGATTTTGGTTAATCTATTACAGAAAAACATTTTAAGGAAAGTAGTCGGTGATTCTGATTGTATCGGTCAGATAGCCGGTATCGGGCGGTTGTTGCGTCCGATAAGGAACCGCAGTCCTTTTAGGGTTGCGTGACTTATACAAAAAAACAGAATAGATTTTAATAATCTGAATAGTTTTTACAACATGGCTAGGGTAAAAAAGCAGGGGTTGTCTGTTGAGGATATAATGGCTACGTATGGCAGCTTTGTTCCTGAGGATGTAATGAGCACCGGGTTAGATGTTCTGGATGATATATTTGGGGGTGGTATTTCACTTCAGGGGTGTTACGGGTTCTGGGGCGATGCTGGGTGTGGGAAGTCTACCATTGCGTGTCAGATAGCTAGGTATTTTTGCAGCCAAGGGTTGCGAGTGTGTTATATAGATACTGAGTTAGCTTTAAATGATCGGCAGTTGAGAACCTTTGGATTGTCTGAGTTCAAGGAGTCTCAGATGTTAATTCATTTGTCGTGTTCTGACATGTCTCAGCTGGAAGAGATTGCGTCGGTTATCCCTGAAATGGATATTAAGCTCCTGATTATTGATTCATGGTCTATGATTTCTCCTTATGTGGAGAAAGGCATGTCTGTTAAGGATTGTCGTCCTGGGTTAAAGGCGTTGCAGACGTCTTTTTTGTTACCTAAGTTAAAGCAGTCACTTCATAATTTAGGGGTTGCCTTTATAGTGTTATTTCATGCTCGGGCTAACTTGCAAATGGGGATTGTGAATCCTAATGCTCCTACACGGAAGCAGGAGGGAGGTTTTTCTGCTCGTCATATTCCTGACTTACTATTAAAGGTTGAGATTGTAAAAAAGCTAACTAACGGAGATGTAACAACCGGGAATGTATTAAAGATGTCGACGTTGGAGAAAAATAAGTTTTCTCAGCCCAGTGTTGTAACCCAGAAGTTGTTTTTTGGGTTAGGCATGTCTAATAAGATTAGCACGATTGATAGAGCTTTAGAGTTAGGAATTATAGAGCAGAGTGGGTCTATGTACACATTACCCTCTGGTGAGAAGTTTAGGGGTATAGCGGCTTTATATGATGCCCCTAGTGAGGTTATATCGCCGATTCGAGAAAGCGTATTGAGAGTGGGTTGGATTTCAAATTCGATTTAGCTTTATGAGTGAGGCTCATGTACCATTGTTTTTGCCTGTAGACATTCCGGTGGGGGATGCTGTGGCGGAGTATAAATGTCATGATGTTATTGGCTTTGGTGTTGATGACTCGATCCTGTTTTTTAAGTGTGCGTCCGAGAGTGAGTCAGGTTTATACTCTGTAATATTTGATATGCGGGATCATGATACTGCTATGAGGGCTTTTGACCAGTTACTGCAGGTTCTAAGGTCTGGTGGTACGTTATTAAAGTTGCGGAGTTTTGTAAGTGTTCGAGAGGAGCAGTTGTTAGTGTATTAGAAACCGGATATGTTTTACGCAATCGTTAAGAATTTTCAATCTGTAGTAGAGGCTAAGATTGGTGTTTCTGGGTTTACCATTTTGCGTGGTCCATCTAGTGCAGGCAAGTCTTCGATTATTAAGGCTATTTATGCGGCTATGTTTAATCGGTTCGTTCCGTCTCAGGTGCGGTTTGGGGCTGAGGCCGCTTATGTGGCGTTAAAATTTGATCCTGATGGTCCTGTGTTGAGGGTTACGCGCCGCACGACTGGTTCCCCGGACATGGAGTTGGGGGGTGTGTCGTTTACCAAGTTAGGTCGTAACGTGCCGGTCGAGGTAAAGAATCTGTGTAATGTAGGATTCCTGGAGGTAGGTCAGGATCATTATGATCTAAACTTTTTTTCGCAGTTTCAGCGTCCCTTGCTACTTGATTTCTCACAGAAGAGAGTTGCAGAAGTTCTTTCCGCGTCTGATTCGCTGGATGACTTTAACTGTGCCTGGAAGGGGTTACTTCGTAAACGCGATGAGCTTAACGGGGCTTTTACGAAGTTGTCTGCTTTAGTTGATGAGGGTAAAGTTGTGGTGTCTGAAATTGGTCGCAGAGTAGAGAAGTTGGGTCCGTGTATAGCAGCTATTAAGACTGATTCGGAGCATCTTAATTTTGTTCACTCCAAGAGGGACTTATTGGATGAGGCGTTTTATTGGTGTGGTCAGTTGTCCGTTTTGAATGTCAAGTATGATTTATTGAGCGATGTCAATGTAGATTTGACTGCTTTGTGTGATTGTACTGTTGTTCTTAAGGATCTGAACAATGTTTTAGATAGTGTTGGTACGTTATCTTATAAAGAAGAGTTGTCCTCTAAATATAAGACTCAGATTGAATGTTTAGATGAGTGTTATAGTTTGTCTGTTAAGCGTGATAGTTTAAATGGTAAACTTCATGACTTGCGGATATGCCTTAGTTTATTATTGTCTTGTGCGGCAGATAAGGATAAAGTAGAGTTTTATAATGGGTTGTTGAGGGATGATGTTTGTCCCTATTGTGGTTCCAATATTGATAGTGATATGACTACTGATGAGATTACAAGAAAGAGGCTTGAGATACAGAAAAAACTATCCGATGTGTCTAGTTCGATAGCGGTTGCAAAGTCTAAGATTGCCGAGATTTGTAATAAGTACAATATTGCTCCGGAGGCTGGCGCTATAGAGGCTGAGAGAGATCGAGTAGTTGTTGAGTGTAAAAGTTTAGAGGATTCTTTGCAGGCAAAGTTAAACTCTTTGTCTGAGATGGATCCTGAGTTTAAGTAAATATGAATGAGGTTACTTTACGTGCTGAAAGAGCTGTTAATATGTTTGAAGCTCTTTGTAGAGAGTTTGATACTAAGAGTAGTTCTTTGGGTGCTTACGAGGCGCAGTTAGAGTCTGTAAAGGGTGAGCAGGCTCTTGCGGAGCGTGCCCGTAATGCTATGGGGGATGTTCGTCAAGTCTTAACCAAGAGTTCGCTTGAGTTTTGTGAGCAGTTAGCAAATTTGGCTATAGAGTCTATTTTTGGGTTGCCTTACAAAGTTCGATACTCTATAGAGGAGAGTAAGTTTGTTTTGGATAGGGGGGAGTTCTGCGTAGACCTATCCAAGGCTGAGGGTGGAGGCTTGCAGACAGTTGTGTCTTTTGTTTTTGACCTATATCTAGTTATAAAGCAAGGGTGTAGGCGTCTTATGTTTTTTGATGAGGCTTTTACTCAAATATCTGATGAGTATCTTCCTGCTTTTTTGTCCTTTGTAAATAATGTGTGTAAGGACTTAGGGTTTGACATTCTACTGGTTACACATGATGAGCGGATTTCCTTAGATAGTGTAAATAGGGCGTATTTTGTCAGTGATGGGGTTTGCACGAGAATAAAGTAGTCGGTGATTCTGATTATACCAGTCAGATAGCCGGTAGCGGGCGGTTGTTGCGTCCGATAAGGTGTAGCAGTCCATTCAGGGTTGCGTGACTTATACAAAAAACAGAATAGATTTTAATAATCTGAATAGTTTTTACAACATGAGTCGTTTTATTTTTATTACTGATTTGCATTTGCAGAATAGCTCTGTATCTCGTACGGGGGACCCGTTACAGGATTGTATAGATAAGCTCCGTTGGGTTGTCTCTAAGGCAAATGCGGATAATTCGATACTGTTAATTGGAGGAGATGTATTTGACCGGGCCTCGCCTTCGTATGAAGTTTTTAATGCATTTGTGGATGTATTATTAGAGGCGACTGTTCCGGTATATGCTATAAAGGGCAATCATGACATGCTTTTTAGGTCAGATGCTAATGATAAGAAGTGTGCTTTGTCTGCTTTGTATAAGTCTGGGTTACTTCTTTCTTTAGATGATAAAACCGTTGATTTTGGTGATTGCGTGCTAACAAATGAGTTGCCGTTGGTTACTAGGTCGAAGCCTCAGGTTGCTATGTTTCATGGGTTTCTTAATACTCCTGATGATAAGAGGTTTACTGTAAAGTTTCAAGATCTTTTGTGTGATAGCGATAGTGTTGTACTACTAGGTCATGATCATGTCGACTATGGGGTAACGGTATTATCGGAGTTTGTCTCTGTTGTACGTCCTGGGTCTCTCTTTAGGAATAAGAGGGACGCATCTTCTGATAGGACTCCTTGTATTGTTAAGATTGATGTATCAGACGGCAGGTTGCTTGTTTCACGTGAGGAGGTTCCTTGTAGGCCGTGGTCAGAGGTTGCACGGGAGTCAAAAGTTCGTATCTCGGACTCGGAGTCGGATATTGATTATCATGGTTTGATTGAGCAGCTGCGTAGTTCCCAGTGTACGTGTCGGTCATTTATGGATATTGTTCGTAGTGTCACGACTGAAGAAGTAAGTGCTTACTTAGAGGGTATCCTAAGTGAGAGTAAGTTGAATTCAAAATCGTTTTAGTCTATGTCTAGTGATGTTCTAGGGTCTATGGATGTGTTGTCGGATGTTAAATTTAATGATCCTTCCGCTGGTAAGGTTGATTCCTTAGATGTTAAATACAAAAATTGTGTTATAGCTTCTAGGGTAAGGTTGATTCCTTTTATTCAGGCATTGGATACCTTATCTCAGTTAGCGTTGGATGCTTGTGCCAGAAGTGTGTATATCTGTGGTAGTGCCGATGTTGTGACATTTAAGTGGGTTAATGCTCTTTATAAATTTGAGTTTAGTCTGCCTAATATAGCAGCCAAGGACTTTGCGCCGGTGTGCGTGTCTATTAATTCGCTTAAACACATATTAGGTAATTTGCCTGGAGACCTAATATTGGTTAGAGGTGATAAGCCGGATGAGGTTAGTGTTTTGGTTGGGAGTCAGCTAGTGCGATTAGACCTGATTCCCTTTGTTCCCGAATGGTTTGATTTTGAAATACCTGTAGGGGAAGAATCTATAGACGCAGGTAGAGTATGTAATGATCTAAAGGTGTTTAGCACTTTGTTTAAGTTAACGTCTCGATCTGTGGAACAGCTCTTGATCTCTAAAGACGGGTATTCTTATATTGATGTAGGTGCTGTTGCGGGGCGGTCTGATGCATTCTTTGGTTTTGATGCTTCTGTTGTACATAAGGCTGCTGTAGATGCGGTAGTTTTATTAGTGTCTACTTTTAAGGGTGATGTGAAATTCTCCGTTAAAGAGTGCGTGCCTATGGAGGGGTCTACCGATAGAGCTACTTTGTATACATTCGCACTTGGTGGCATGGCGTTTCTTCAGATTCCGGTTGTGTCCGGAGAAAAGGTAGACTCTTTTTTGTCTCCTGCTCTGATAGGCTCTTTTAGTTATACTGAGTTTGGGAGCTTTAATGTTTCCGATTTACTTAGTGTTCTTAAGTTGGTAAGTACCCTGGACTATTTTACACAGTTTGTACGCCTTGAATTTAAGGATTTGACTTTGAATGTGACTTCTCATACTGTATATGGGTCGAACGATATCTATACTTTTAACTGTACGTCAGGACGTGTAGGTTCAGGGGTTTTAAACTTGGAGATAGGTACTTTTTTATACGTTCTTTCCTTGTGTAATGAGTACTCGAGGTTTAGTGTTAGAGCGGGTAATATGTTAGTTGATACTGGATCCTCTTTATTTTTTCTTAGGTCTTTTGAAGGTTAGTTTGAGTCCCACTGTATAGTGGGACTTTTTTTCACTATTTTTGTTAATTCAATTAATATTATTATATTTGTAGTATAACCTAAAATTATTGGTACTATGTTTGATTTGCATCCGCACACTACTATTGGAGAGGATTTAACTACTGCATTGTATGACTCTCGTAAATATGGACTGTCTCGTAAAATAGAAGATGTTGTATGGGATACTGATGGAAATATACGTGGAAGTATCGCAGTTAAATACTCTGATCTTATATTTATTTGTTGTGCTTCTGTGGTGTTGCCGGAGGGTCGCACCACAAGAATACGATATGACTTTTCTGTTGGGTCCTCGAATGAGTTGTTTGGGGATACTATTTTTCGAATTATTGCGGAGAGGGTCTCAAGATTTATTGGATGGTATGCTCATCTAAAGTCAGTCCTTCCGTCAGAGGATTATATTGCACAAGCTGAGTTGGTCTACACGTTATGGCGTAGATTATCTGAGTCTCAGTCAGTGTCCTTTGAGTTTAAGAAAGCAGATGGTTCTGTTCGTAAAGCTAACGGTACTTTATTGGATGTAAGTAAGTATATAAAAGGGACGTCTTTGAGTGGATTGTCTGGTGGTATAAATTTTGGTATTATTAAATATTACGATTTGGATTCTAGGGGGTTTCGTAGCTTTAAGCCTGAGAACTTAATTGGGGTAGAGTAGTGAATCTATATATTAATTAAAATCGAGTTTAATTTTGGCTTGAGAGCCCTACCCACGGAGCGTGGGAAAGTCAAGCCTGATGGAGAGGCCACCTGTGGACGACCGTCCGGGAAACCGGGCCTAAGAAGCAGTGCCTTGCTGAAGCAGGAAAAGCGAGGAGGTGTTGGTGCCTCTGAAGCCGCTAAATCTTTAGTTTAGTGGTAGCTCACACTATGGAGTTGTAGGTTTGATATTTAAATGTAAATTTCGACTAACATGGATGTTAAATCTGTTGGTGGCGTTACGTCTCGTAGATCTTTTTTGGACATAGTTGTTAATGGTGATGTCGATTATGTAGCAGTCTCTACTTCGGCTAAAAATAATTCTGTACCCGACCCGGTCGTGGTACCCGACCCGGTTGTGGCTCCAGACCCGGTTGCGGTGCCTGACCTGGTTGCGGTACCTGATCCTGTTGCGGTGCCTGATCCTGTTGTGGTGCCTGATCCTGTTGTGGTGCCTGATCCTGTTGTGGTGTCTGACCCGGTTGTGGAGCCTGACCCGATCGGTGATTCAGATCCAGTTCCTCCTGTTGTCTATAAGACTTTACGCCTCCCGGTTGTAGGTGGTGAGGATGGTGATCTTAAATCTGTGTCTGTTGATGCTGTAGGTTACTTTAACCCCGTAGACGCTACGGATGCTGTAGAGAATAACCCGGATGACAATTTGGTTTATGTAGGTAACTTTGGTGGATACTCGTACTTAGTTCCGTTTGATAAATTACCTGGTGGGGTTAGGTATGCAAAATCGTTCAGTGTGTTTAATCCTGATTTACTGCCATTAATTAAATTGGACTCGGGTCGGGTTTCAGATAGCGACGAGCCGACTACTTTTATTGAAGAGTTGGGTGATTTGCGTAGGCCGTTGTCTGCTTTCGTGGCAATGGGTTTTCACCGTATTACAAAAGAGGAGCGTTCTCTTGTAGGGTTTGACGTGCCTACCAGTGCTTTGATCGCTCGTAGTTCAATGAGCGTAATAATTTCTGTTCCTGTTAGTGGTGGGATGTCGTATTATGTTTTGCTTAAGAATGCGGTGCCTGCTTTGTATGAGGCAGTAGGTGCTGCGAAAGTAGCTGACTCTACTACCTTTAGGAGTATTACGGATGAGGAGTTGCATGCCTTAGGCATGGAAGATGCTGTTAAGATTAACGTCACTCCGGGCAGAGTTTCTGTGCTTCGTTCGCCAGGTAGCTCAGATGACTTGCAGTTGACTGTTTTAACTGATTCTGATATACCTGAGTTGTTTCGAGACTGCGATTCCACTGGGGTAACAACTATGTCAGATATAGGCTCTATTCCAGGTGCTTTTGGTACAATTCCCTATGTATTTCCGAAAAGTTCGTTAGATGTAACTGACGGCAAAAACCATTTTCCGATTGATACTCCGAAGCGAGCCCGAGCAGCTTTGGCGTATGTGAATCAGTATACTACTACACCTGATTGGTATAGTGGAGATTCAGTGCAGGATATGGTTAACGCAGTTGTTGAGGCTGTTAGGTTGCATTATCCGGAAATTACTATTAGTGAGGATGCTAAGGTGGCCAAGCAAGAATAGTTGGTTTTTCAAGTAAATAATTTTTGTGCTATGAGTTTTTATAATCGGGTTTGTTCCTCAGTTTCCCCTGATTCCCGTCGGGTTTCTGATTCAGCTGCTAAGATTAATGCGAAGCGTCGTTTTGGGGCTAAGGGTTGTCGTTGTAAGGTAAAGGATTCCAATGAGCGGTTGGCCGAGTATTTGGATGGATTTATTTCTAAGTACGACTTGGAGAGCTTTGTAGAATTGGCTCCTTACCGGGATGGGTTTAGACTTCATATTATTGGGCATGACTACTACCCAATATTTTTGGATGTATTTTTGGATGGGGAGGATTTTGTAGTTGAGGACTACTCTACTGAATCTTTATCCCCGTCAGCTATTTGGCACATTGCTACATTCATGGGAGTGCCTGAGGCTCAGGTCAAGGAAAAGGTTCGTAGATTTATTAAGTTGATCCTTAAACTGGTTTCGCTTGATCATGCTAAGATCTCGCGTTTGGGTGACTCTAAGATTTTACCTTCTATGGTTTTGGGTAAGTTTGGAGGCAAGAGCCAGGATTCTGTTGCCGATATTTTTGATTGTGGCTCAGTCTATGCCTTGGTGGCTACTTGCTTGCCCGAGGATTCTGAAGAGGTCTACGCTGGGGGTCCTGTTCTGCGTTCTGTGAACGGTGTGCCGGTAAGTTGGATTGAGGGAGTTCCTGGTTCTTACGATTTTGTTAATAGTTTGGTAGATTCTGTTGACACTAAATCGGGTAAAGTTAAGTGTGCTGTTCGTAAAGTTAGGACTTCTCGTTTGTCTAACGTTACGGATAGTATGCTGAAGCTGTCTGATTGCGCCATTACGGATGTGTGTCAACATTTGCTGGACATGCCTGATGACCATAGTTGCGCTGTAAATTCGGTCCTCCGTTGTAAGGGTGGTGAAGGCATGAAGTTGTTGGGCGATGTAGCGTCATCTTTAGGAATAGAGGTAGGTAAGGATGGGTATGCTGTTATTCCTGCGCATTCCCTTGTTGACGTGGTTAAGTCTTTAATTGGTATGTTTAAGTATCTGGATGTATCGGAGGAGGAGTAGTTGTCAACTACCCACGAGCTAAAGACTCGTGGGCTTGCAAAAGCCCAAGTTGATTAGCCTAAGCACTTCGGTGCTACGTTAGGGGAGAATATATAGGCACCAAGGAATATTTGTTCAAGTTCCTCGCTCTGCGGTCAGTGATTAAACAGTTCTGTGAGGTAGGAACAGTGTTGCTGACATACAAAACCTCCCTATAACATTGGCGATGCGCATTTAACGGAGAAATCCGACTTACAGTATTTTAAATTAACAAGAATGGTTTACGTAACAAACAGACAGGGGAAGGCATTGATGCCTACCGATAGACATGGGAAAGTAAGACGACTGTTGAAAGGTGGCCTTGCTCATGTCGTGCGCCGTATTCCGTTTACAATTCAATTAGACTATGATACAACTGAAATCACACAGCCCATAACGTTGGGGATAGACGCAGGAAGTAAATTTATAGGCGTATGCGCTACGACCGATAAAAAAGAGTTGTATGCCGCAAACGTTGAGCTCAGGAACGACATCGTTGACAAGCTCTCTACACGTAGAGAAAAGAGAAGAACCCGTAGAAGCAGGCTTCGCTATCGTAAGGCGCGATTTAATAATCGGGTATCGTCAAAGCATAAGGGTTGGATGGCTCCGTCTGTAGAGAACAAAATACAGACTCATATAATAGTTGTAAGGAACGCTTATAGAATACTTCCTATATCAAGAATTGTCGTCGAGACTGCCTCTTTTGACATTCAGAAGATAAAGAATCCCAATGTTGAGGGCGAAGATTATCAGAATGGCGAACAGATGGGATTTTGGAATATCCGTGAATACGTCCTTTGGCGTGACGGGCATACATGCCATCATTGCCATGGGAAGAGCGGAGATAAGATTCTGAATGTGCACCACCTTGAATCAAGAAAGACTGGAGGTAATAGCCCAAGCAACCTTATCACGTTGTGCGAGACCTGTCACAAGGCTTATCATCGTGGCGAGTTTGAGCTAAAGGTGAAACATGGAGCTTCATTCAGAGATGCCGCATTTATGGGCATTATGCGATGGGCTTTCTTTGAAAGACTGAAACAGATGTATCCCAATGTGTCTATGACATACGGATATATCACTAAGAATACTCGTATTGATAATGGACTCCCAAAGGAGCACTATGTTGATGCTCGCTGTATAAGTGGAAATCCGCAAGCCAAGCCTCTTGGGTATTACTTCTATCAAAAGAAAGTAAGATGTCAGAACAGACAAATCCATAAGGCTAACATTCTGAAAGGCGGTAAGAAGAAACTAAATCAGGCCCCTTTTATGGTAAAAGGATTTAGACTGTTTGACTTGGTTGAATATCAAAAAGAACTGTTTTATGTATTCGCAAGAAGAAAGAGCGGTTATTTCGACATTCGCAGGTTGGACGGAAGTAAAGCTAACAAAGGCAGTGTTAACTGCAAGAAATTACGGTTAGTAGAAATAAGAAGAACATTATTAACAGAAAGAAGGAATAGTAGCTCAATTCCTCCCAGAGGCTAAAGACCTTTGGGTTTCCTTGAGCCAATATTATGCAAAAGTTGGTTGAGGTGTATCCTAACGTTCGGGATCTGCTTAAGGTACTCTTGGACTCTGATGTTTTAGAGGCTCGTCTTAAGAGCTACGTTAGAGACTTTGAGTCTGATTGTCTTAAAGAGATAGAGGGTATACTTGATGGGTGTAAGATAGTATATAAAAGATCTCCAAGAGGAGGCGTTGCAGGTGCAAGTGTAGTTATAACTGATCCTTATAAATTCGTAGAGTCGTTGACTAATATTGACTCTTTGGTCTATATCCCCTCTGATCTGCATGCTGCTATTCACAAGTTGCATAGTGCTGCTACAAAAGATGGTAAGAGTGCTTATTATGCAGCTATCGATAAGGTGTCTAAGTTGTTATCCGAGTTAATCTCTAATTTTGCTATCGGTATCGAAGACTTGGTTTCAAAAATTGGAGCTGATCAGGATGTGAATGGTTATCTGCTACAGTTTTTGTCTTTGAAAGGCAAGAATTTATTTGATGATGTTACTGTAGATGAAAATGGGTTCATTATAGTACCGTAGTTTTGCTAATCTGATAGTTATATAGGGTCGACTATGTCGACCCTTTTTTTGTTCATACGTTATACCGTTTATGAAGAGTTTTGATTTCATAAGCAGTAATCGACGCTTACTTGTAAGTAGTCCAGAGTTTTACAATGTAGACTCTGTTCAGATGCACTATGATCCTGACGTTGACTATAAGGCGAAGGTTTTAATTATTTTTCCCTCAACTGTGAAAGCCAAGGGTCAGTCGATCACTGCATCTGTAATAAATGATTTTGTTGTTAACCATTGTCCTGGTGTTTTTGTTGATTTTGCTTTTATTCCGGATAGGTCTGAGTTACCTTTGTATGACAAATATGGCATGCCGTATGCTTTAGGCACTTCCAGTTGGTTAGATGCCTCTCACTTTGATTTTGTAGGCTTTTCTATATCGGTTATTCACGAGATAGTGGCTATTCCTTGGATTGTTAGCAGTTTTGCTCGGTGTGACCGGCCTATCCCTCTTAGTTGGAGTGACAGGAAGGATCTTAAATGTCGGGAGTGTCCTGTTTTGTACGCTGGGGGGATCTCGTCTGTCTACTCTGATATACTATTTGGTGCCTTAGGGGATGGTAGAGTTTCTTACTTGGATTTTATACAGCTTGGGGATATAGGGTGCGCGGATAGGTTGTGGGGTCTCATGCGTCCGGATATGACTATTCAAGGGGTTGTTGAGTCTGCTTGGCGTAGTGGATTAGACATGATTTATCAGCCTCAGGCCTATCATGTGGAGATAGAGTCTCTAAGTGGTAAGATCCTTGAAAATACAAAGGTTAATCCTTTAGCTCCTGATTTTGTATCGCCTTACTTTGATACGGTCTGTGACAATGGGCCGTTAGGTCCTTCATTTGGTATAATTAGAGGTAGTGGTGTTAATGCTGGTCTCTCTACTATTTATGCTGCCGATGGGTGCGGTCGTTCCGGGTCGTGTAACTTTTGTGCTGAGGGGTGGTACTCTGGGGGGTTTAGGGAGCATTCACGTAGCGAGATAAATAGATTAGCTGAAGAGTCTATTAAATATACTGCTGGGTGTAAGTCTCGTGTTTATAGCTATAATACAGATTACCTGACGGATTTCAAGGCTCTGGTCTTAGATATGTATAAGAGATTTCCTGCCGTATCTTTTAATAATCCGAGGTTGGATGAGTTGGGTCGCGATGCAGATAGTATGGCTGTTATGTCTTTGATAGGGCTGAAGCAGGCTTCAGCTCCGATTGAGGGGGTATCTCCTCGTATTAGGGAGGGGTTGCTTAATAAGAATATTGACCAGAGTGCTATGGACTCTTATTTTGATAATGTTATCCGGGCGGGGAGTAGTGGCATTAAGGTTAGGTTTATCTTTACAGGCTGGGAGGAGGATTGTGACTGGCAATGGCTCTTGGACTACTTCGTAGGGAGACGTAAGCGCGCTTCAGAGATGGGGTTTAAATTGCCTATACGATTTATAGGTACGGGATTGGTTCAGTATCCATTAACTCCTATGTATTATGCGGCTCGTAGGGCAGCTAAGGTAAGTTATGATGGTGGGTTTTGGATTCCTCCTGCTTGGGTTGCGAAATACACAGATGAAAATGGGATACGTATTGTGTACAATGGGTTTAAGTATAGCACCTTTGCAGAGCAGGCTATTCTAGATTTAGGCAGGTCTTTGACTTGGTGGTTACAAAAATATATTGTGTCTCGCGGGCAGTCGGTGTATAATCTGAGGCCTCTTCTGTCTCCGGCAATTGAGGTTCCTTTGATGTCTCTAGTGGATGATCGTTTTTTTGAAGGCAGGGATCCAGATAGAACTATTAGTATATGTCACCGTATTAGGTTAAAGTTGAGGGGTGCCTTGTATAGTCAGGCGAGGGGTATTTTTAGGGATGGGCTGTGTTGTAAGCCTACGCCTATGTGTTTTAAGACTCATCCTGATGCTAAGGTTAAGTGTGCTGCTAACGCGATGGGATCGGATCCTTTTACTGTTTATAGCGATGTAAGGTGGACTGATGATGGGTTGCGTGGTGATTTGAGCGAGGTTTTGAATGGGTGTACAGCTTGTAGTTCTGTGGATGACAAGATGCGTGTGTTAGGTCGTACGATTAAATCTACTGTAACGATTAAGTCTTTTTCTCTTGTTCGTAAGGTTGAGGCTCCTGTTATTACGCGGTTCAGACTGTATCGTTCGTGTGAGTTTGAGTGTGTGAATCCTAGAGCTACGGCTTTTGAGGCTGTGTCGGCTTTACTCCGCACCTCGGATAAATTAGTTAGTCTCTTCGGTAGTGTAATGCCCATACATTCGTCTTATGGGCAGAGTGACTCGGATACGCTTTATTTGTCTTATGGATCAATGTTGGTAGACGTGGTTTGGAAGAGTTCAGACGTTTTTAATTTGTTATCTGATGGTATTGTATCAGCTAATAAGTTTCTAAAGTCTGTAAGGTTTGAAGGGGTTCGAGTTTTGTATGAGTCTGGTGGTATTCCACAGAGTGCGTTAAATGTTTTTAAGGTATATTCGACTCTACCGTTGTCCTTGTGGGTAAGCGCGGCTGCCAACTACAAGGGTGACATCTATGTAAAAAACGGGTTGTCTTGGGGATTTACTACAGATGGGGAGTTACGGTCTCCGCTGGTTAAGAGTTCAGCTTCTAAATGCTTGGTTGGGGTATTTTGCTTGCCTGTTAAGTATAATCCCTGGAACTATCTACGGGGTTTCTTTAGGAGTCAGAATGTAAGGTTGAATCGATTAGTTAATGGGGTGGATGTAGAGTGTGTTACGACTATAGTACGTCGGCGTGATTTGCTTTGCACCTGTCGTGATGAGTTGTGTGTTGAGGACTTGAGTAGCGGTAAAGTATTGCCGGTTGGAGAGTCGTGCTTATTGTATTCACTATTAGGTTCTATAGATTAGGTCTATATATTTTTAAAATTTCATACGTTTATTTGTTTATGGGTCAGGATAATTTCATACGGTTAGGAGCTAAGTCTACGTTGGATAGTGTATCGGATGATGCAATAGAGGTACCTTGGCCGGGGGGTTCTGGGGAAACTGATGTAGTTCGTATAAGTCCTGTATCTGGTACTGGCAACCGGTTACTAACTGTAACCAGTTCGGAGAATGTATACTCTGAGAGGAGCGTTACAGTTCGTGTCTCCACCCCTGGGGATGGTAGTGTTTATGATACTTTTACTATTACTCAGGCGGGGGCCTCTTTTAGTTTGTCCGAGTCTTCATTGTCTTGGTCTTGGCAAGGTGGCAGTTCCACAATAACTGTGGATACTACTGTATTAAGTGGCCGACTGTCTACGCAGATCACTGGTCCGGGTGCGGATAGGTTTAGTGCGTCTTTGAGTGGGTATACTATTACGGTTACTTGTGCGGATGATTACCGGTCGACTACTGATGATGCTGTTGCTGTTTTGACTGTATTTGCCGGGAATCTGGATCCTCAGACTGTAACGTTGACTCAGAAGGTGTCTCCTCGATCTTACTCGTATGGAAGTTGGGCTCTTGTATGCTCTGTAGGGGGTTCTGGGTCTACTTCTTATATGTTTCCTGCTGGAGGGTCAGAGTCGGGGGTTTTAGTTAGCGTTGAAAGCTGTAGTAGGGAGGTGTCGGTTGTTTATGACAATCCTAATATTCCGATTGAAAAATTTACTCAAATTTTATCCGATGTAGAGAGTGGTAATTTTGTTTTAAGCGTAGAGTCAGGTTCGGATGTTTTTGGGCTGTCTGGGACAGCTATCCCGTATACTGGGGGAAGTTTAACGGTTACGTGCGCCACGGCTGGGACAAAAGTTCAAGGTATTGTAGATGGTACGATTGTTATAAGTGGGCCTGGGGGTCCGATTTCTTTGGCAGTTTCTCGATCTGCTAACGCGGAGGAGAGTGCCGAATTAAACATTACTCCGCTAAGTGTTGATGCCATTCCTGCAGGCCCAGGTGCTCAGAGTGTAAATATTACTGTTGAGGCCCTTTATACCTATACGTCCAAGGATACTGCTGTACTTTATAAAGGATTGTCTTATTACGTCAGTGGTGCTGGGGATATCTCTGAGATTTCGGATGGTTCTTATGTATTATCTATTCCGGATCGAGGTACTGTTCCGGGTTCTGCTATAACTACTCGAGTTAGATTTACTGCGTCGGCCTTTGGAAATATGTCACAGCTTGTTGAGGCTACTGCTACTTATACACAAGAGGCAAATGAGGTAGTTTCTGGGGATTTGGTTGTGGATGGTTCCGATGTTCTTGATGTTCCTGCTGGTCCTGGTGTATATACTGGGCGTTTTACTTACACTCCTTATTCTGTTTATACCTCTGGGTCGAGGGGAGTCTCCTCCGCGACAGTTCAGGTTGGTGTTAAATTTAATCCTTCAACCTCTGATATATGGTGGGCTTCTTTGGATCAATCGCATAACGCGGATGGGGGGACTGATTGTACTGTATCTATACAGCCCAGAGGGGTTGTGGTAGGTGATGTGCGTTCTGTATCTTACACTATGTCTGTTGTGATAGGTTCTAGTAGCCTAAGCAAGGTGATAACTTTTTCTCAAGTGGCTAATGCTGTTGAGTCAAGTGACTACCGAGTTTCTACCTTTAGTTTAAGCAGTGGTGGTGATGAAAGTACGCCTATCCCAGCTTCAGGCGGGACTTCCACTGTGTCTATTGAGGCTTTTATGGATACTACTTATACTTCAACCTCTGTAGATTCAGTGGCTGTGTCTCCGGATATAAGTTGTGCGTCAGAGTGGGTTACTGTTGAAAGTTTGGATGGGGGTATCATATGTGTTGTTGCGTCCCGAGGGAGTATTATAGGTGATATTAGAACTGCTCCCGTAGTAGCATCTGTTGCTGGTGTTTCTATAGGGACTATTTCGTTATATCAAGCTGCTAATGTCATTTCCAGGTATGACACTCCTGATATTACGTTGGTCTATCCTCCTTTGCCTAGCGCAGGAGGCACTGTAGCCCCTGTTTTAAGCTATAGCGTAGTTGGCTATTACTCTTCGGGGGTTTCTTTTACGGTTACTGAGGGGGCTAACGTAGTTTTTGCTATAGATGGTAGTAGCTTTAAAATTGATTCTGCTACTGGGGCTCTGACTGCTTCTAATGCGAATGAGTCGGGTTCTACTATACACGATACCGTCTCTTGTACTGTATCCGGAGGGTCTGATCCGTATTATTCGGGGTCTGTGCGAGTCTTAGTTTCACAGCCTGCTAAACAAAAAGATGTGATTACTCTTACCACTTCTTGTATCTGGGTTGGTGACTATACATTTGGTGTTCATGTGTCAGCTTCTAGTGTTGTGCAAGATCCAGATTCTTTGTCCATAGTTGTAGAGGTTATGGAGGTAGGTACTGGAGTTGGACAGCCCTTTACCGTTACTATTCTCCCAGGCGCTTCTGTCTCTGAGTATTTTGAGTGGAAGTCTAATCAACTTCATCCGGAGGCTGCTGCCGTGATAGCGTCTGTTAATGATGTTTCCGGGGGTACTTACGAGACGGCTAATGCAATTTATGAGTGGGACCCGACACTTCCGATGAAAGTTGCCCTTGTAGATTAATAAAATTTGGTAATTATATACAATTTAGCACATAATGGTTTTATACCATCAGAAATTCACAATTTAATTAGGATATACAAAATATTCTTCTTACTTTGTGTTATGCGTTTAGTGGAGCGACATATCATCCGGAGATCAGATTCTCGTTATAAGGCGGTGGATCATGCATGCTGGCTTGCAAAGAATTTGTACAATGCGGGCTTGTACGCGATCAAGCAGGAGTTTTTGCGGAGCGGGAAGTGGGCGCGGTGGATGGATTTAAATAAAGAGTTTGTTCAGAACGATAATCCGGATTATCGTGCCCTTAGTGCAAACTCTTCGAATCGGATTTTGAAGCGCTTGGACGAGAATATAAAGTCCTATTTCGGATCGATCAAGGCATGGAAGCGTGACAATAAGAAGTTCACGGGGTGTCCGAAGTTTCCGCGTTATAAGGATAAGGAGCGCGGTCGTGCGATTTTGAGCTATGCATATAATCAGATCAGCCACAAGGGTGATGTGATCAAACTGCCGAAGAAGGAGGGTTTGGGGTATGTTCGGACACGTTGTCCGGAGGGTAGCGTAAAGGAGGTACGGTTCGTACCGCGTCCGGGTTACTATGTGTGCGAGGTGTGCTACGAGGTTGCAGATGTGGTACCGATGGGGGATAACGGTCGGTATATGTCGGTGGATTTGGGTTTAGGAAATTTGGCTACGTGCTTTAGCACGGTGTCACAGTCGTTTATCGTGAACGGCCGTCCCTTAAAGTCGATCAATCAGTACTACAATAAGCGTCGGGCCTCTATTCAGTCGGTTTTGGAGAAGGAGAACCGCAGGAAGAGTAGTAAGCGATTGGATAGGTTGACGTTACGTCGCAACAACAAGGTGAGGGATTATTTACATAAGGCGAGTAAGCGTGTGATCCGGGCGTGTGTGGAGAATAATATTAACACTTTAATTGTAGGGTACAATGAGGATTGGAAGCGTGGGATAGCGTTAGGGCGACGCACGAATCAGAGTTTCGTGTGTGTGCCACATGGGGACTTTGTGGGTATGCTTCGGTATAAGTGTATGCGATTAGGACTACGATTCGTGGAGGTAAACGAGTCGCACACGTCCAAGTGTAGCAGCATAGACGGCGAGGCGGTTTGTCATCACGAGGTTTACATGGGTAGCCGTGTTCGTCGGGGGTTATACCGGTCGTCCCGGGACGGGTACCTCAATGCGGATATAAACGGTGCGGTTAATATCATGCGAAAAGCAGTCGGTGATGGCTTGGGCGGATGCTTATTCCCAGCCGATAGAGGGTTTTGGCGAAACCCGGTCCGTATTAATGCGGATAAATATGTGAGTGTGCAAACATGTATATAGTCGCCTTTTGTACAAGAATGTTAATAATCATGGCGAGAACTTCTAATAGACAAGAGTTGAATTTACCTAATATAGGTACTGTGCTGCTGACTGAGGCTCAGTTTGATTTGTATTCTAAGTTGTCCACGACTGTAGGGTCTCCGGTAAAGGTTGAGTATTTGCTTCAGTCCTTGGATATTTCTGTGGGCACGTTACGAGTTTTAGTATGTCAGTTGCGTAAGGCGTTGGCTGGTTATGCTAAGATTAAGTCGAAGCGGGGGGTGTCATACACGTTAATTGAGGTGTAAGGATGGATCTACTGATACCTGATAAGTTTAAGTCTGTAGATATAAATAAACCTCAGTGGCTTATTTTAGAGAGCTTGTGTGCAGTGTCTCCCATACCTGGTTTATCTGTAAGCCGGAATGGGAGTTGTGACAGGGTCTCAGTTATAGAGAGTGTCGACAATACGTTAACGTTTTGGTATACTCGTGACATTGTTGGTAAAGGTAGAAGCAGCGTTTTAGATTTATTTGGTTTAGTAGGTCTTGGGTCCCTAAATGTTCATAACCATACGGTTTTTCTCACAGAGGGTGTTTCAGATTTTATCACAATGAAGTTGTGTTTTCCGTCTCATAACGTTTTAGGGTTTACGTCGTTGGGGGGCAGTATTAAAGCGACAAAAATAATTTTGTCCTTATTTGACACTATTATAGTATGTTCTGATAACGACATGCGGTCTGGCAGGAATACCGGTGTTCTGAATGCAATTAGGCTGCGTAAATTTTACCAGTCTTATAATAAGGATGTTGTGGTTGTACTCCCTAAGTATGGGTGTAAAGATATGACAGAACAGTTTTTAGAGGATTTGAGAGTTCAAAGAGCGTCTTGTTGATTGTGCATTGTTATGTCGACCAATAAAAATCTACATGCTGCTAAAAAGGCGAAGGTGGATGAGTTTTATACTCCTTATGAGGTAGTAGAAAACGAGATGGAGGCCTACTTGTCCTATAATCCTGCCGTGTTTAGAGATAAATTCGTTTTGTGTCCTTGTGATGATCCACAGTGGAGCAATTTCACGAGGTACTTTGTGCGTAATTTCAAGAGGTTAGGGTTGCGGAGATTAGTTAGCAGTTGCTACTGCGGTGGGTTGGACTCTTATGCGTTTGATCCTGTGTTATCGTCCTTAAACTATGCGTTTGATGACGCATTAAGGTGTCATGGGAAAGTATTGGATGTAGATGCTTCAAACATAGATAGTTTACTCAATTTAAATTCCTATCCGTTTGTGCCGCTGCAGGGGGATGGTGACTTTAGATCGTTAGAGGTTACAGCGTATCGAGATGAGTGTGATTTTATTATTACTAATCCTCCATTTAGTTTATACAGGGAGTTTATTGGTTGGTGTCGGGTCAAGGATCGTAAAATTTCGTTGATCTCCCCGTTGACGTGCGTGACATATAAAAATGTGTTCAGGCTTATTAAGTATGCATCTCTGTGGGGTGGGTGTACTAATATATCAGGGGTTAAGTATAAGATGCCGGATGGGAGGGGTGTTGCATTATCAAATACTTGTTGGCTTACTAATATTCTTCATTGTAAAAGATTCTCTTTTTTGTACTCTGTTACTCGTGATGTGTCTAGCTTTGTTAAGTTTGATGGGTTAGATGTGATGGAGGTTGCTAGTTGTTCGAAGATTCCTTTAAATTACGATGGTGTTATGGGTGTGCCTATAAATTTTCTTTTAAGCTATAATCCAGATCAGTTTGAGCTGTTAGATGTGGTTGATTGGTCTGTGTCTGGGGTAAATAGGTTTAGGAGAGTTTTGATCAAAAATAAGTTCTTAACTAAATAATTTGCATGTCGGATACTGGTAATTTGTCTACCTTATATCGGCCTACTACTTTTGGGGAGGTTGTTGGTCAGCCTACAGCTGTATCTGCTTTACGCAATATTGCTTTAGCTGATGGTATTTCGGTAAGGTCTATTTTTCTACGTGGGGCCTATGGTTCAGGTAAGTGTATATCCGGGTCTCAACGTGTAGTTACAGATAGGGGGTATCAAAAAATAGGTTTGTTGTGCGATGGTCTTCTTGACGGATTCACCAAGCGGGAGACTGTAGTATCTCAGTGGGACGGGTCTACACGTGTAGCCTCTCATTTGTACAAGGAATCTAACTGTATAGTTTATAAGTTTGTGGATGGGTCTGGTGCGTGGTTTACGGGGACCCGGGATCATAAGATATTAGCGTTGAAGAGAGGGTCTTGTGCGCCTGATATGGTTGCTTGCGGCAGTCTTGAGGCGGGTGACTATGTATTTAGGTATTTGGCTCCAACAGATGTGAGTGATTCGTTCCTTATGGAGTTACTCATGGCTTTTGTTCATAGTTCTGATGAGCTGAATGCACTTAAGTCTTTCCCGTATAATATTGAGAGCTGGTCGTTTGATAGCAAGGTTAATGCTTGGGCTACTATTTTATGGTTATTTGGATGTTTTACTCATTTGCCTAATCCTGGTTCTTTGACTGTTATTCGAGCATTTGGGGAGGATAACTTGCAAGACACGATGGATTTGCTGACATATTTAGGGCTGCCTTTTGTGGTTAGGCCTACGGCCAAGAAGCGATTCATGTTTGATGGTGTTATGCGAGATACTAATGGTGTAATTTTGTATGAGTTAGTATTAGTTCCTGATGCAAATGTTAGGTTTCTAGAGGTTTGCTCGGCGTTTGGGAGGTTCATCTTGAATTCTGTTGAAAGCTGTAAGTTTGTTAAGGAGTCTCAGATGTTTGTGCTGTTGTCTGAGTTGGTGCGACGTCCTATTCCGTCTGAAAGAGTCCCTTTTAGAGCGACAAGGATAGACTTTGGGAATCCGCCTATTGCTTTGTTTAGTGAGTTGTTGGATGTTTATCGTAGCTTGCCTAAGGAGAAGCAGATTCCGAAAAAATATGCTTGTTTGTTTGATATGCAGAGATATCCTCGTATGGGGTCAGCTGCTGTTAGGCGTGTATTTGAGATGCTTCAGGAGGATGGTGGAGTTCTGCCTGAGTATGCTTCTTGTTTTTTACATGGAGTTGCTTTTGAGGTGGTTAGTAGATCGTGTAGTATTGAAACTGTATATGATTTGAGTGTTCCGGATACTCATTTGTTTTTAAGTGGAGGGATTTTGAATCACAATACTACTTTAGCTCGAATTTTTGGGAAGGCTTTAAATTGCAGTAACCTAAAAAAAACGGGGGATGTATGTAATGAGTGTGTTGGGTGTAAGAGTGCTTCTGCTGTTAACTCTCAGACTGTTTTAGAGTATGACGCTTCTAAAATAGGAAATGTGGAAGGTATAAAAAGCCTGTCACGTGTTTTGTCGGTTGTTCCGGATGGTAGGAGACTTGTTATTTTAGATGAGACGCATGCTTGTTCTCAGCAGGCTATGAACGCTTTATTAAAGATGGTTGAGGAGGGGGTTAAAAACACTATATTTTTGTTTGCCTCAACTGAGGATATACTCCCCACTTTGAAGTCGCGGTCGGTGTGTATTGATATTAATACAATTCCGTTGGATTTAGTTAAAAGTAGAATCTCGCAAATAGCGACTGCGCGAGGCACAAGTATCAGTGATTCTGAGTTAGATGTATTAGCAGTAAAATCTCAGGGGCACATGCGTGATGCGTTAACGTTGCTGCAATACTTTGAGTTGGTTGGGTCTCCCGCTTTGTCCTCTCCTTATCTACTGTTAAAGTCTTTTGTGGCTAATTTGTATTCTGCTCATCCCCGTGAGGATGTGAATGTGATTTTAGCTAAGATTCTTGCCTTTCCTATCTCGGACATAAAGATGTCTTTAGGCTTACTGATACGTAATATTTATTTGTCGGTTCCGGATACTCCGGAGTATAAGATGCGTCAGGCTGGGATAGGTAAAAGTTTGTTTGGGTATTTTTTCAATCCGACGGTTCAGCAGGCGCTGCGGAGTGAGGTTGGGGTTGAGATTGCTTTTCGGTCTTTTATTGAGTCTGTGACTAAAAAATAATGCTGTTATGGGGAATAGTGCGAAGACTTATCGTATCAAGATAGATAAGGAAGTTATCAGGGGTTTTTTCTTTCATCCTGTGAGTGAGATGACGGCTATCGAGGAGCGGGAGTTTATGAAGGTATTCGCGGTGGTTATGCACGCGTATTTTCAAAAATATCTCTACTTTGTGGATGATCTTCGTCAGTTTGCTTGGGCTGCCTTGTTTGATAGGCACTCTAAGTTTGACAAGACGTCTGATGCTAATCGTGCTTATTCTTATGTTTATACGTTATTTAGGAATGAGATAGGTAATAAATGCAGCAAGTTTCTAAAGGAGACGCCGGGTGCTGATTTCCCTGAGCGGAAGACTACTGATAGTCCTTTCGATATTCCATTGGATTTGGAGGAGGTTCTATCGGTGCTATCCGGGAGTACTCATGTAGCTTGTTACAAGGTTCCGCCCGATAAGATTTACAGTTTGCTTACGTTTATTGAGCGTGGGCTGCATAATTATACTGATGCGGAGGCGGCTTCGGCAGCTTTGCATAGGTTGGTTAAAGTTCAATACAACAAAAAGTAATCCTTTATATATTTTACTGTTATGAGCGAAAGTGTAGATGTTTTGACCCAGGATTCGGCTGGGGAGATTGTGGACCTGAAGTCTTTGATTGCAGTAGGGACTAAAACGGAGGAGCAGCAGGGCTTAGCTTTGAGAGCTGTTCAAATGGGTATGGCTGCTAACTTCTGTTCTGAGATTTCGTCTCTGCACCGGGGTTTATCCAGAGCGCAAAGTGTTCTTTCTAAACTTCGGGACAAGTATTTCAGCGATGTAGAGGAGGTGATGGATACGTTGTCTCCTAGTGAGGTGGCTTCGTATATGTCCACCATACAGAGTCAGGTTATGGGGGTTCTTGAGTTGGAGCGCAAGGTCATTCAAGGGCGGGAGCTGTTTCCTACGGATTCTCTGTCTGACATGGATCGAAAGATTTTGCGATTGGTTAGCTCTCTTCGCGCGCCGGAGGATCGTGCAAAGTTTATGAAATTGATTGAGGATAACTTCGGGGACCCGACTAAGTTTGAGGACATGGATGATGATCATGATGTGGCAATTCCAGCGGCTGAGGTTGAGGCCTCTGTTGTTTCTGACGCGCGTATTGTTGATGACGGTCTGACTTCAGAAGGTTCTGTGGTTCGCGATGTTCCCAATGTTTCTACTCCGGATGTAGGAGCTCCTCACAAGAAGTCTGCTCCGCGAGTTGAAATGGCTGTTGCTGTTGCTGATGATGAGTTTGATGGTATTTAATCGCTAATTTTATGGGTGTATTTAATTTTCCGATTAAAGTCGGTGACTCTGTGGAGGATGAGGCTTTACAAAAGTTGTCTCATTTTGAAGACGATCTGAAGGTTATTGATTTATTGCAGCAGGCATACGCTTCTGAGATTGTTGCTTTTTATCAGTATTTCGTAGGGATGTATGGCGTTCCTGATGAGCATGGGTTACAAGCGCTGCTGGATAAGTTGTATCGGGATGAATTGTGCGATCATGCGGATAAATTAGCTCGTAGGATTTTTGAGCTTGGGGGTAATTTAGTGGGGGTTGACACGTTTGAGGGTGTCTTGCGTAAAACCCCATGTCCCTATGATCGGCCAGTTCCTCCTTACGATGTATCTTTTGTTCTACGGCAGAATATTCACGCTGAGGAGTGCGCTATCAAGTTCTATAATGATGCGTTGTCTGTTTTATTAGGTATAGATAATGTTACTTTTGGGCTTATCACGGACATTCTTGCTGACGAGCAGACGCATTTGTCTGAGTTGTCTGAGATGCTATTGACTTTCAATGAATAAGGAAACTATCGGAGTATCAAGTTAGTTAAAGGGAAAAACTCAGCTGCGGTACTCCGCGCCCCCGGTCATCCGTGACGGCCCGCCGGGTTTTTAAAACCTTACCCACGGGGCGTGGGGAAGTTAAGCCTGTGGACTGCCCAACGGTGGATGACCGACCTCGTGTCCTAAAAGCCGTGGCAGGGTGAAACAGGAAAAGCGAGGAGGCTTTGGTATCTCCGAATCCGCTAAGTCTTTAGTTTAGCGGTAGCTCACAGCCCTGCACTTGTTGATGTAGGGCTATATTTGTTTGCTCATGAGTGGTTCGGCTGATTTATTAGATGCGTGTTCGGATCTGCTGTCCGACTTTAGTGGGGAGACTGTATCTTTCCGTGAGTTCGTTACTGGTCGTAACTATATGGCTTGTAATGATGCATGGGAGTGGTGGCTCCGTACCTTAGAGGAGGATTCGCCTACTATATCCACTACGGTACTTACCGGGTCTCTTGGAGGGGGCAAGACGTATGGGGCAAATCTATTGGTATGTTACCGGTTGTATCTGTTAGTTTCTATGGGGGACTTTAGGGCTAAATTTAAGATTGCGGCTGATACTCCGATTTACCTTCTGTATTTTTCCGTGTCTTTGAAGATGGCTGAGCGTACTGGATTTGCGCAGCTACGTAACATGATCGATGCTTCCCCTTGGTTTAGGCGGTTCTGTCCTCGAGATAAGAAAATAACCTCTTCGATACGGTTTCCCTCTATTGATCTATCTATTGATTTCGCCTCGAATCCTCAGCACCAGATTGGCTTAACTATATTTGGGTTCGTTCTTGATGAGGCTAACTTTAGGAGTGGTGTAGGGTCCGGCATGGTAGAAGAGTATGAGGAGGTTCAACAGTTGGCTGCTCAGCTTGATGGTCGTATTAGATCTAGGTTTACCCGTGGTGGTTTAGTTCTGGGATTTTCCATTTATGTATCCTCTGCTGCTTTTTCGTCCTCCTTCATTGAGGATAAGATTTTAGATGTATCCGGGAGTAAGTATGCTCGTGTTGTTAGAGTTGTTGAGTACAAAGTTAATCCTCAAAACCACAGCAGCCGAAAATTTAGAGTTTTTGTTGGGTTTGGTCAGGTTAGCCCTTGTATCTTAGCAAATAAGGCTCATGAAAAGACGGTTCTGTCTTCTCTTTCGTTGCCGATGCCTGAGGCACGGAAATTAGTTGAGGAGGTTCCTTACGATTTGATCGATTACTTTAAAAAGAATCTTTACTTAGCTATACAAAATTTTTGCGGGCGTTCTACCTCGATTAGGGGGTCTTTTATTTCTAACTATGGGGTAGTGCACGATTCTTATGATTTTGAGGCGCAGACTCCTTTTTTGCAGAACTCCTTAGTGGTATCAGATGCAGATGATACTAAGATCTCGGATATAATAGATTGGGGTAAATTTAAAGATCCGACAAAGCCTCATGCTTTGTATTTGGACTTAGGGTTGTCGGGGGACTCTGGCTCGTTGACCTGTGTAAGGTTTGATGGAGTGTCTATTAATTCGTCGGGGTCTGCAGTAAAAAGTCATGTTCACGTATTTACTCTGGAGTTGGTTCCGCCGCCTCCGCCTGCTATGGTTCGTATTTCTAAGATTGAGGATTTTGTATACGAGTTCGCGGATCATGTAAACCTTACTGTTTTTGGTTCGGATAATTTTCAATCGGTGATGATACGTCAGAATATTTCAGCTACTTTGGGTCTTCCTGATATTAGAATCTCTTTGGACTCGACCGATGTTCCGCATTTATTATGGTTGAGCGCTCTTGTTGATAAGCGGTTCAGGATGCTCTATGTCGAGAAGCTAGACCGGGAGATAAAAGAGGCTGTTCATGATTTCAAGCGGCATAAAGTGGTTAAGCGTTCAGGGTCTACTGATGACCTATTTCAGGGGCTTGTAGGTGCCTTTTTCTTGTCTGACACTGTTTCCGCTGATTCAGCTACTTTAGATGGGTTAAGTTCCTCTTCTCGGTTAAATATCGTAGGGGCTAACGCTGCTTTAAGGATGGTATCCTCTAACTATGATTTAGGTTTTGGAAGGAAAGAGGCTTTGGAGAGCAGGTTAGCACAGCGTCGTGCTAATTATACGGGAGGCTCTGTACATGGGTTGGGTGTGTCAGTTCGGGCTGGTAATAGCATACGGTCTATTTTGGACAATCTCGATGACTCGATTCTGAGTTGCGGTGAGGATTGACTAATGCTTATATATTAATTAAAATATTTACAGTTATGAAAGGATTTAAACGTGGGCGTACCACTAAAAATAGTAGCGAAGGTTATTTAAAGGATGTTGTGTCAAAAATGGCGGATGATCTCATGTCCGGCAGTAAAGATGGTTCGGCTCTTGCTGAAGCTGTTGCTCCCGCAATTGGAGATGAGGGTGATGTGCAGAGCTTTGGGCCGGTTCCTGATGATCCAGTAGTGATTGATACTGTGTCTGTTGAATCTGTACCGCCGGTTGAAGAGCCGGTTGATGAGCCTAATTCTGTGCCGGTTGAAGCTGATGCAGTGGTTAAAGCTGATGCTGCGGTTGTTGTCTCTCCGGTAGAAGAGGTTGTTACTCCTGTCGCAGCTGTTTCGTCAGACGCTAATAGTGTATTAAATTTGTTAAGGCAGCGTGAGTTTAATGGTAGAGGGTCTCATTCAGCGTCGTTGTCTGCTTTGGATGTGCTGAGAAGTCGTACTAAGTCTGGGGCTTTGCAGTCTCCTATTGAGGTGATTCGTCAGCGTAAAGAGGCATAGTTTGTGAATACAGGTCTTGCATACGGTATAGGGCAAATGTTACTTCGGATCCTCAAGATCCCTCCTGGAGTAACTTTGCGTCATGCCTCGTCTGGCAGTTCTACTGGGGTTGGTTTTACTTTACAAAATTTGGATTTTGTAAACGCTGTTGTAGATATTACAGCTGATGATGTATGTATTGGGAACTCTCCTTTATTTTTTAATGATTCTAGTAATCTATTAGCTCCTGAGCTCAAGAAGTCTCTTGACTCTATTTTGGATGGGTTGAACAAGATTATACGGTGGGCTGCTGTTGATCTTTTAAAGGTGGGTTGTTCCATTTATAGGTTCTCCGGTGATTCTGCTTCTCAGGTTGTTCACTTTATACCTATTCTTAATGACAGTGTTTCTTTTTACATGTTGGACTCCGGCGAGGTTGTTTCAGTTTTGGAGGATGGTAGTGTATTAAAGGATGCGTTGGTTTTTCTTAACTACTCTAAGGAGTCGTTGGAGGATATTTCGGGGATGACGGCTCCTGATTTTCAGGATGGGAAAGTTCTTTATAAGATTATCCCGGAGCCGATCCAGCTAAAGAACATGAATAGTGTTGCTTCCGACTTGTGGGGTTTGGAGCGCGCTATGTATCGTTATAGGAATCAGTTGTCTCGTATTGTCCGGTTAGTGACTGTTGATGTAGGCACTTCTCAGGGGGATCGGTCTCAACAGATTATCGACGATGTAGATGCAGCTATTAATGCCAACTCGATGTCGTTAGGTGACTCGATGTCCCCGGATACTAGTTTTGATGATAACATTCCGGTATTTCCTAATCGGCGCGGTTTAGGTAAGCCTGAGGTGATTGAGAATGTTCCAAACTTTGATATTTCAAAGTTGGCGGACTTGGATTATACGTTGAGTCGTTTTTTCCTGATGGCTCGGTTTCCTAAGTCCTATGCTGATTTTAATCAGGCGCTTCCAGACACTGCTGTATCTTTGATCCGTGGTGACATTCGTTATTCACGCATGGTTGATCATGTTCAGTCGGTGTTATTGGACACTATTAATGTTTGGCTTCGGTCCGCTTTGAGGGAGGTTGCGTCTAATTTGCCTGCTACTTCGGGTTTAGACACTGATGTTTTAGACTCTGTAGCAGTTAAACTTGTATCTCTTCCCAACTCTGAGGATGATGATGTTGTTGAGGCGTTAAATGGGTACTCTTCTTTTACCCGAGAGTTCTTTGAGTTCATAAAGAACTCAGATTCATACACTGATGCCATGACAAAGATTAATCTAGTGAAGGTGCTGTTGGGAGATACTGCAAGCCTCCCCGCTGTGTCGAAGTGGTTTAGTGTGTTTGAGCAATACGTTAATAGTGTATGGTCTTCTGATGCTGTTTCTGATGAGGTTGAGAGTTCTGAATAATTTAATATTTTTCGGTTATGTTTATGCATATTGTATGTAAGCGAGGGGTTAAGGTGATAGATAGTGTTAAGGTAAAGTCTAAGGCGCGGGTAAAGGATTCGATGTCTCCAGAGGAGGCGGCTAAATCTGCTTGGTTTGATTTGAGCGATGATGAAAAGATCGCTAAGTTTAATGAGTGGGCTGTAGATGCAGGTTACCCAAATAGTATTGTGTTTGTAAATAATGATGCTAATATAAATGGTTCTTTCTCGTCTACCTTAGATGCTATACAGGCTGCTGTACTCGGTGGTTTTGATCCGTCCGATGGTTTCTTTACTTTTGATGGCGTCAATTTAAAATCTTATAAGGACGCCTTTGATGTAGTCCAATTTTATATTCAGCCTGATTTTATGGATGATGTTATTGCATGGATGCTTGCGAATAAGGATTTTGGTGATTACGAGGTTGAGGTGAATGGTGATGGGTCTGAGGTTGAATAAATCTTAATACTTTTGGATTATGTTTGCTAAAGTTGTGTGTAAGCGAGGGGTTAAGGTGGTAGACAGTGCTAAGGTAAAGCCTCAGTCTAAGGTAAAGGATTCGATGACTCCAGAGGAGGCGGCGCGTGCTGCTTGGGATGACTTGGACGATGATGACAAGATTGCCAAGTTCAACGAGTGGGCTTATGACAATGATCCTGCTATAGTAGTGTATGCTAATGACGAAAGCACTATGCGTGAGTTGTTTGAGTCTCCCCTTGATGCAGTACGAGCTGTTTATTATGGCAATTATGATTACCCTGATGAGTATATGGTTTTTAACGGGTATGGTAATCTGGCCTCCTTTACGAATGCACATGCCGTAGTGCATAGTCATTTCATTGATTTTATTGATGACGTGATTGCGTGGATGGTATCGAATAAGGATTTTGGTGCGTATGCGGGTGAGGTGATTGATGTTGAGGATGAGTTTGTGGATGAATAAATTTTAAGTGTATGTTTGCTAAAGTTGTGTGTAAGCGAGGGGTTAAGGTGGTAGACAGTGCTAAGGTGGATGCTAAGTGTTCTCGTGTTAAAGATGCCGTATCTTTAGAGGATGCTGCTAAGATTTTTTGGGATGGCTTAGACTATGAGGATAAGTTGATTCGGTTTAACGATTGGGCCTATGATCAAGATCCCGAAAGAGTCGTGTACGATAATGATGAAAGCAATATGCGTGAGTTGTTTGAGTCTCCTCTTGATGCGGTACGAGCTGCTTACTATGGCAATTATCGTTATCCAGATGAGTATATGGTTTTTAATGGGTCCGGTAATTTGGATTCTTACGAGGATGTGCAAAGTTTGGTTGATGACTATTGTACTAAGTTTGCTGATGAGGTGGTAAAGTATATTGCCGAGACTCAAGACAATAATTCTGATGAGTTTGAGGCTTTACTTGTCTCTCTTAATGAAGAGTAGTTTGTTAACTTTTTACACATTTAGTTGTCATGTTCGATGTTAAGAGGTTTGGTTTTTCAGCGGATTGGGCTTTTCTTGATTACTTGCTCGATAACGTTGTAGGTTCTCCGGATGACCTTGGGTTTACTAATTCTTTGACGTTTATCCCGGGGTTTAATGACGAGTTTACCATTTATGACGTATTTGGAGTATCGGAGTTGGATGAGTTTTTGCATTTAATTGACAAGGGTTACTACAAATCGACTGATCGTTACTTGATTTTTGGTCCGTCTGATTTCATTCGGTCGTCCTCTGATGCAGGTTATGTGTTAGGGGCCTGTTTGACTGATAAGAGTTTGGAGATACTCGATCAGATTTTTAAAAAGTCTGAGTAGTCTTATTGGGGTTGTTGTCGATGGTGAAACAGTCTACATACACGTATAAGTCTCTGCTCACGGAAAGGTCCTTTTTGAAGGTTCAAGAACGTGCGCGGCTTGTTACTGGTATAAACTTAATCTCGATCGATTATGTAGATAATACGATTAGATTTCAGTGTAACTCTGTTTCAACGCCGGGTAAAACCTACTCAGTGCTAATTCAGCTAAGCTCTTTGAGTCCGGAAGAGGTCATATCTGCTGGTTCGTCGTTAGCTGAGGTCCTTAGGGCTGCTCGCATTAAGGTTTACTGTTCGTGTCCCGCTTTTCTCTACTGGGGGTTCAAGTGGAAGGCATGGAGTTTAGGCTATGGGTTGTTTAGTGAGACGAGGTTTCCTAAGGTTCGGAATCCGGGGGTGAGAGGTTTTGTTTGTAAGCACCTATACGCGTGTCTTTTGGCTTATCCGTTTTGGGTCCCTGATATAGGTAAAAAACTTCGGGTTCATTATACTTCAGATCAGCAGGCTCAGATTAGTGACGCTTTGAGAGTAGCATTGAGAGACAAGCATATTTTGGACGCTTAGGTTGGTTATATATTTATTAAAAGTGCCGTAAAACTCACAGGTCTTTAGCCTGTGGGATGTAAGGCACTATATCGGCAGGAACTGTCGATTACACGGGTGGAGAGGAAGTAAGAGCCGATCTTTTGAAATGTCGTTCCTCTGTGAAACCCGAAGTCCATGAGTTTTTAGCTCATGGGTAGTTCACTAAAATCTAATTGTTTGTTATGTCTACTTTGGAAAAGATGGATCGTTCTACGTACAATTGTACGTTGGCGACGTTTGATGCTGTTGCGCGGGGTTTGGATGTATTGGCTGCTGAGGCAGGGGTTGATGTTTCTGCTCCTAAGTCTTACTTGTTTTTTAGTATCTATGGGGCTGCTCTAGCGGATGCTACGATTACCGTTGCGGACTCTCCGTTGGATGCTGGTGTGTCAGGTTTGTTCGTTGAGGCGGGCACTCCTGTTAGCTATAAAGTAGAGGCCCCAGGTTATCTTCCGGTAGAGGGTACTGTTACTCCTGAAGGAGCAAATTGTGAGGTAGTCTTGTGGATGACTGCTCCTGTTGTAGCTGCTTCCGCTCCGGGTGATGGCGATACGGATACGTCTGAAAGTGATTCTGTTGATGAGTAATTGTTGAGCTATGGGTTTTATCTCTAATTCAAGAGCCACTTTTAATTGTACATTGTCGACTTTTACGCAGATTGGCAATGACCTTGAGGCTCTGTCTGCAGATACTCCGTCTCCGGTTGTTTCTGTCGGAGACGATGACTCGCTTCGCAGTGCTCTGGCTGCAGGAGGTTCGGTTTCGTTGGCAGATAACATTACGGTGACTTCTCAGGTTAATGTTACTGAAACTACTACTTTAAGTCTTAATGGCTTTACTCTTTCTAATCCTGATCCATCCGTTTATGGTGCTATTCTGTGTGTACAGTCGGGTGCTACATTAACGATTGATGGAGAAGGTACTATTGATGGTGGTGCAGATGATGATGCTCCTGGGTCTAACCGTAACGCGCTACGTGTAGATGGCGGTACTGCCATTATTAACGGTGGTACTTTCACTGTAGATAATGGGTTGAACTCTACTGTATACGTAATGTCTGGAGAAGTTGTAGTTAATGGTGGCACGTTTATGAGTAAAACTGCTGCCGCTTCATCGACTCAGGGTCATTGGTTGTTGAACTGCCTGGATTCATCCTATAAGGATGGTACTGCTAAGATTTCGGTAAGGGGTGGAAGTTTTTATGACTTTAATCCTGCCGATAACAAGTCTGAGGGGGCTTCTACCAATTTTGTAGATCCGTCCTACGTTGTAACGTCTGCTGAGTCTGGGTTGTCTACTGTTTATTCAGTAGCTCCTGAAGTCTTGTCTACCTATGAGTTAACTTCTGATGCGCCTAGTGAGATCACTGTTGGTTCTCCGGTTACTGTTAATGTAACGTTGTCTCCTTCAACTGTTGGCAATACTGGATATTCAAAATGCCAGTTCCAGTTTGACTCTGTTCGGCCTGAAGGAGGCGATATCACCTTTAAGGCTACGGATAGTTTAGATCAGGAGTTTTCTTTCACTAACTCGGGCACTTGGGGTCCTCCGGAAGGATTCCCAGTATCTCCTGACTACACAGCTACGACTGCGTGGGAGGTTAGCGTTTCTACCCCTGGTGATTATAGCGTTCAGTGTAAGTTGGTTGATCTAACGTCAGGGACTGTTATTTGCGAGAGTAACATTTATGTCACTGGGGTTGAGTAGTCCTGTTTTCTGCTCTAAATAATGTTGGTTTTCGTGGGGTCGGTTAGTCCGGCCCCACTTGTTATATATTTAGAAAACTCGCAACATGCTGCAGAAGGTTGAATCTACTATAAAGAGCCAGTTTAAAATAGTTGACTCTATTACTCTGCCCTCGGGCGAGCATGCTCCGTGTATTCAGGGGCGCGCTTCGCATAGTGATGTCAGGTCGCAGAAGGGTTATAGGTATCGTCGTGGTTTTTGGGATAAGGTTATCAGTGATCCAAAGATTCAACAAAAGATTGCTAACCGTGATATGCTTGGCATGGTTGAGCATCCTTTGGATGATGACGATTACTTCTACACGCCTTACGACAAAGCGTCTCATATTATTATGCGGGCTTGGATGAAGGACGGTGATCCTTGGATTGTAGCCGCGTTGTTGAATAATGAGATGGGGAACAATATTAAGGCCCTTGTTGATTTAGGTCATTGTCCCGGTATTAGCACGCGAGGGTTGGGGGATTATTTGCATGATGATGTTTCGGACTATATCGATGAGAATAACTATATGTTAATTACTTGGGATATAGTACGTGCTCCTAATTTTGAAGATATTAAGTTATCGCGGGTGCCCGATTCGCTTATGTCGCATCCTTTGTACAAAGAGGTTGTTTCGATGTATGGTCTTCGGGATTCTGTAGACGAACACTATAACCGTGAGCGGCTTTTATCCGATATTTCAAATGCGCTTCAGGCTCTATCTTCGATTGAGCGGGGGCTAAAGTCTAACATTTTTAATTTTTGATTATGGCTGATTATGTAAGTATGGCTATGAGCCGCATTACGGATTCGATTAGTAGTGCGGAGCGGTCGAAGGATGCTTCATTGGCTCGTTATATGAAGTTGTCTTTGCGGCCGGAGTCGGGGTTGACCTCGATTTACGACAAAGGTGTTCAGGCAGGTATCTTGCAGAACTTTAAACGTTACGTGTGTGACTCTGTAGATGCGCCTACTCCGCGTGGCGCTCAGGTTAACATGATGAATGACTTCGGTCCGTTCATTCCTGAGGTTTGGCCTATTGTAGTTGCCTGGTATCCTGATTTCCCGTTGAAGGATCTTATTTCGGTGCAGTCACAGGATCAAGACCTGGCTTTCTTGCTCTTCTCTAAACTTGTTACTGGTACCAACAAAGCTCCTACGGTAGCGGGTCAGGCTGTGGAGACTCCGCTGGGCATGCGTCAGATTAATGGTTATTATCCGACTGGTGAGGTTTACGGTGAGACCATTCCGACGGCGCAGATCGCTTATGATGCGGATTCTCAGCAATTGGTAGCTGCTACGGCATACTATGCTCTGAATGTATCGGCTGATTATTCGACTAAGTTCATGTTGAAGGTCACCGGTTCAGAGGGTGCTGATGGCGTTTACCGGTTCCTGTCTGTTTTGGGAAACAAGATTATCCTTGACAAGGATAATTCAAAAACTGATTCAGGCTCTTACATGGACATTCCGAGTGGTGGTATCTACATTGCGAATGCGACTGGTCTTGGCACTGCTGTGATTGAGGCCAACTATGTATGGAACTTGGACTACGCTGTCGACGAAAATATCCCGAAGGTAAAAGAGGTTGTTGAGCGTATTCAGATGCAGGCTAAGCCTCGTGTACTGGCCCTGCAGTGGACTATCTTTGCTGAGGCTTTGAAAAAGAGCCAGTTCGGTACTGATATTCGCACTGAAAACACTAAGCGTGTGCTGGATCTGTTGTATCAGTATCAGGTTCGCTATATCCTGGATACGATGTGGTACTATGCTGGTGGCACCTCTCAGGATATCGTGATCAATAACGCTAACAACTACTCATTGGAGGTTCAAGCTGCCAACCTGAGTATGCAGTTTAAGAAGGTTGCTACTCAGATTGAGTTGGCTTCTGGTCGAATTGAGGGTAACCGTATTGTTTGCGGTAAGAATCTGAAGTCGTTCCTGGAGTCATTGCCTGCAACTTTGTTCCAGCCGGTTGCTCAGCCGTCGGGTTTCTCTGCTCCGCGTGAGATTGGTACCTTTGGCACTTTCAAGGTATACTATGATCAGATGCGTGCGGATGACGAGGCCTTCATGACGTATCGTGGTACTGAGTGGTATGACGCTGCTATGTACATGGGAGTGTTCTTGCCATTTACTCCTACCGATATCACTCAGATCAACGTTACTAACCGTCAGGCGTTTGCTTCTATGGAGTCTTATCTCTTGCATAAGCCTGCGTGTGTAGTTCCGATGAAGATTACTTTCGCTGTCTAATTTTGCGTGGTGCTTCCTTTCTGACTGCGAGCCCCTATGACTATTCATGGGGGCTTTTTAACTTTACTGGTATGAGGTACTTTTTGTTGTTGTGCACTTTGTTGCTGGTTGGGTGTAGTGCTCCTCGGTATTCAGTTACAACGTTTAACATGGAGCTTCGCTCTTTCGAAGAGGTAGATTCTGTGTGTAGGGTAGAGTGTATTAGTTCTGACCTATCGACCTGGGGTCGTTTAGGTTTACTTGATGCTGCTTCTGGGGACTCTATTATTCAATGGTTCTACGTTGTGGATACTTCTAAGATGCGAGGTCCCGATGCTGTTTATGTTTTAACTTCTAGAGGGGACTCTTGCTTTGTTTTTGAGGGCAGACGCTTTTAAATTTGATGATCCATGAATTACGGTTTTGTACGGTCTAAGATTTTATCTACCGACCCTGTTTGGAACTCAGTTCCAAACTCAGGGCTCCCTGCTGAGTATTCTTACAAACACTTAATGCGAGGTGCTATAGATCAGGGGTCTTTGCCCTATTGCGTTCCTTACTCTTTGCAGGGGTGTATGGAGGTTCATTCCGCATTGGTAAAAACGGATTATGAGTTAAACGCTCGTAAGCTATATTCGGATGTATCTAAAGGAGCCTCTGGTATGTCGATTCGTGATGCGTTGGCTGCGATGCATGAAAAGTCGTATATGGTTCATAAGGATACTCCTGGGGTTATCAGTGGGTTTGCTCTTTTAAAGTCTGCGGCTTCTCAGTGTCGGAGTTTGCTCGTCAATGGTCCTTTTATTATGGGTCTTCCTGTATGTGACCCGAGTAAGGATGATTTTTGGGTAGGTTCTGCTACAGGGGTAGGTCATGCTGTCTGTGTCATTGGTTATAACTCTGAAGGTTTTGAGTTCAGAAACTCTTGGGGTTCGTCGTATGGCAATAATGGGTTTGGTTTTATCCCGTTTGGCGATGTACCTTTGATGCTTGAAAGTTGGACAATTGTTTGGTAGTTCTGCTTATATATTATTTAAAATCGAGTCTGATTTTGGCTTGAGAGTCCTACCCACGGAGCGTGGGGAAGTTAAGCCTGTGGACTGTCCTAAAAGCGATGGCAGGAAGAAGCAGGAAAAGCGAGGAGGTCTTGGCACCTCTGAAGCCGCTAAGTCTTTAGTTTAGCGGTAGCTCACATATTTGCATACACCAATTCACCCCCCCCCTGGTTTTCGGACACACTCCGAAAACGTAGCCCGGCGTAGCGCCGGGCTTTTTGGTTTATATATTTTCTAAAGCTGACGTTATGGTGCCTAAGGATTTTATTAATATGCTGTGGGCGGAGTACCCGATCCCGTCTAATTTCTCGATATTTGGGGGTGATGGGTTGACTTCTTTCCCGGTAAGTGATTTGGATGCTTTAGTAGGGTCTTGTGTGTTAGAGCTACGGTCTGATGTATATGTCACTGACTATTGTGTTTTGTCCGGCTATGCTACGAGGCTTCCCGATACGGCTTTTGCTGTTGTTGGGGCAAAGCTGGCTTTTGGGTTTCAAGGTGCTCGTTCCGTAAAGGTTACTTTTGATGCTTCTACTAAGATGGCGTACTGCCGCTATTACCCGGCTAATTTGACTTACAGAAGGTTGCTCGAGGTTGATGATTTACCTAAGTTGCAGGGGGATCTTTTGATTTATGCAAAGCAGTACATTTTATGGAAAATGGCAGATAAGGAGTTGACGGTTCTAAAATCTGTTACTCTGGATGCTGACAATGGGCAGGTAAATTTAGACTCGTTGCAGGCGTTTCGTGATGCTACACGTCAGCGTTACTTGGATTTGAAAGAGGGTATTTTTATTTATACAGTCGGGAACTAGATATGAAAAATGTTAATAGGTCTACGATGCGATCTGCGACTATTGGTAAGAAAATAAGTCGTGGGTTAGTGAAGTTTAACTTGCACAAGGGCCGTGTAAAGCCTGATATGTCTTTGCGGTCTCTTGCTAAAAAGGAGATGTCCAATTTGAAGGGTTGAGCTATGGATGGTAGGATTTCTCAATTATCTAAGTTTGCTCAGGGAGTTGCTGACATTAAGATTTCCCGGCACCCGTTGAGGAGTGATGTTCTGTATGTATTTAATTCTACGGATGTCGATATATACCAGGATAGTGAGTCGAAAGAGTGGGCTAGGGTTTATAAGCAGGCTATAGTAAGGAAAAATCCTAAGATGTCGTATGTTCAGGAGTCTTTTGGTCTTAATGACTTTTTTGTTGAGGAGACGGACTCTTTACCCTGGATATTTGTTTTGAGTCTTACTGGGATGCCTCGTATTCCTGCGATGGATGACCGTATTATCCTAAATGGGTTAGTTTATACGGTGTCTAAGGTTAGGCCTGTTAATAGGGATTGCGATGGAATTGTAGAGTGTTTAGTATATCCTGAAAGGACTCATGTTGTAGATCCTTTGGCTATATACTCGGTTAGCTTTCGCGATGGTTTGTCTTTATTGTCTTTATCCGAGGCTCGAGGTAAGGACTGTGTGATGAGTGTTATTTGGGGCGGGTGTCCGGTTCAGTTTTCTTTTAATGCAAAGGACTGGGCGTTGTTCCGGCCGGTTATGCCGTTGCGGGTTCCGGTTGATCTTTCAGAGTTTCACTTGCAGGATGCTTCTGGGGTAGTAGTTTCTGCTGATTTAATCTAGTTTGCCATGGACATGATTCGGCGTTATGAGGAGGCTGTATTAGAGTGGTTTAATAAGGCGTGTCCGAATCTCCGAGAGATGATTTATGCGGAGGATATCAATGCTTTATTAGGGTTGCAGCGGATTCAGCTCTATCCGTCTCTTATTTACAGCCGTGACGCTATTGATTGGGTTTTACCTAAGGCCCTTACTGTTGCGGATACTTGTAACGGGGTAAGTTTGGATGCTACTTTGTATCATACGGCTCAAGAGTATACTGCGCATATTATCATGGAGTCTCAGGTTGATCTTTTGGGGCTCGCTAATTCGATTAGGCATTATTGGGGGTCTCACTCGTATGCTTATGTTAGGTTTCCGGATGAGGATCATGTTCTCCCTGTGGCTATGAGGTTGTATAATTTCAAGTTGTCCTCAGTGCGCAATAATTTAGACACTAAGGGGGCCTTGCGGGATTTAACTATTGTGTGGAGGTCAGATTTAGTTCTTTATAATGCCTTGCCTGGGCCTCGCTACACTGGTTATCGCTTAATCCTTCGTCCTAATGGCATTGTTCAGCAGGACTTAGATGTGACTGCCGGGGTGTTGCCGGGCTCTGACTCTGAGGAAGCTGTAAACGGTTCCGAGTCTATAAATGGGTCTTTGTCGTCCGGAGCTACTGGTGATTCTGCTCGTGTAACTCTCAAGGTTAGTTCGTAGGAGCTTATATATTAATAAAAGTTAAATGTAATTTTTTGTTCGATGAGTACAACTGCAAACCCGTTATTTGATGTCACGTTTTTGGAGGATGCCTCTTATGCTCTTCCGACTTCGACGGATGACGTTGCGGCTGGGGTTATTGATGGAGTTTGGGGTGCTGCCGAGACTCCTGTACGTTTAGACAGTAACTCTTTTGACGCCTTGTTCAATCCTAATAACTCTGCACGAGTTAACTATTCTTACTCTGTTTTTAAAAACTTCTTTGCTAAGGGCGGCTCTTATGTAGAGGCTGTCCGTTTGGGTAGTAAAGAGCAGTGGTTATATCTGACTATCGGGTATACAGACGACGACTCTAATGTTGCAATGGTTGTTTCGTCTTCGATGTCTCCTTACGCTGATTCGGAGAATTTTAGCACGTTGATGTCCGGGAGCAATGCACTTGGTGTGATTCGTTACCGTTATCCGGGCGGCCCCGATGGTTCTGTAACTATAACTCCGCTGACGTTGACGGTGACCGGTGGCATTCCTGCTTTTAAGCTGTCTGTGACTATTGCGGGGGTGTCTGTTGAGAGTCATGTTGTCACCTTCCAGGCGTGCTCTGTTGATGGAGTGTCCTATTTTTATGCTGATGTGCTCAACTCGGACTCAAGCTACTTCGTAGCTGACGCCAACTTAACTAGCTCTAACGCTCAGGACTTTGCTGAGGCGGTGTCTGGGTCGGAGGCGGATATCGCTCCTGTGACCGAGTCCTGGGATGCTGTCCCTGTTACCTCTGCTTATACTGTTGAGGACTATACTCAAGCCTATGCTGTTTTATCCGATCGTTCTTTGTCTACGGCTACGTTATTGTTAGCGACTGCGCCTGATAGCGCGACTAAATCGGGGTATCCTGAGGATATGTCTTCGGTGTATACTCAGATTATGCAGTTGAGTGCTAATAGAATGGATTGTAACTCTCTTATTGGTCTTAACCTGGGAGGTTCTTTTGTATGGCCGTCTGCTGCTCAGCTTGCTGAAGGTGATAATGTCCTTCAGACTACTTTTGTGACTCCGTTTGCTTCGTACCGGGATAAGTTCTCGTTCGGTATTGCTGCTATGGAGCGGTTTACTGTAGGCGGCAAGACGTTCGTTCAGGACGGTACTGCAGGTTGGGCGGGCCGTATTGCGGCTGTAGCTGCTAGTACTCAGAATCGCAACCAGATGCCGTCTTACAAGGCTTATGGTTCGTACAGTGGCACCTTGCTTAAGAGTTTGAATTTCCAGCAGGTTGTGAGCATTCATGAGGAGGGTATTGGTTCTATTTACTCTTCTGCTTCTGGCAACTACATTTTTGATGTTCGCTCTTTGTATGAGGTTCAGTCCGGTTACTTTGGCAAGGCCAACGTTATGCGTATGGTAGCGGTTATCCTTCGTAACACGTTTAACATGCTGGAGAATGTGATTCACACTGATATTTCTGCTAATGTTAACTCACGGTTGCAGTTTCAGTCTGATTTGAATAGCATGTTGGGTGAGTTAAAAGCTCGAAGTGAGATTCGTTCTCAGTCGACAGCGGATGTAGGTTCTGAGCTGAATAGTGATGCAAACACTAACGGTGGAGAGTACCTTAATATTCTGTTGGATATTTGGTTTATGAAACTTACGGAGCGGGCTCGTATTTACATTAAGGCTTCTGATAGTACAACTCCCCAGGTTTCGATTTTTGAGGCTTAATACTTAGTAATAGGAGGATATAATTATGTCGTTAAAGATACAACAGTTTACGTCCGTTATTGCCAACCCCATGAATGTGCACAATTTCCAAGTGTACATTCCCGGGTTCGATGACTACTCTATCATTGTGCAAAGTACGAGTTTTCCTCAAGAGCGCATGCGTCAGACAAACTTGTATGTAGCTGGTGAGCAAATTCGGTATGCGACTGTCCCGCAAAATGGAGGTACTTGGAATATTAATGTTCCGGAGGATGACAATGGCACGATTTCTCGTATTTTTCAGGCCAAGAAGGCTCAGTTGTGGGATCAGGAGACTGGCATGCTTGCTGTTTCGGCTGCTGACTGGGAAAACATTCGTGTTGTAGCTCGAGACTTAGATGGTACTCCCTCCTTTGATGTGACTTTGATGGGCTGCTGGATTGTGGGTGCGAATGATGTAAACCTGAATGCACAGGATCCGACTACTAACTGGCGGTGGGATTATCAATTCGTATATCAATGGATTAAAGACTCGAATTTGCGCGGTTGATTTAAGAAAGGAGGGATCTATGTCACAAAAGATTTCGGCTTTTGCTACATTGGTCCCTGCTCCGTTAACGAAGAGGGATTTTACATTCATTTGCAGCAAGTTACCTCAGTCTTGCTTGCTGGTTCAGGCGGCTTCCTTTCCCACAGAATCTTTGGGGGAGGTGGCCGTTCCTGTTCATGGGCAGAGGGTGTATTTTCCGACGTTATTTCAGGGCGGGACCTGGACTTTTGAGGTTGCGGATAGTGCTTTCACTACGGTACGTTATGAGTTATTAAGGATGTACTACTCGAAGCAGTTATTTAACGTAACTTTAGTTCCTTGTTGCTTAAGTGATGCGTTATCCACGGCTATATCGGGGTTAAATCCTTTGAACATTTTTAAGACTATCAAGAGTGTATTTTCTTTTGGTGGTTTGACTCAGGATATAGTAGCGGCGATTCTATCTGGAGTTATTCTAAATAAGTGCTATATTTTGAAGGTTGAGGATGTCCAGTTTTCGGCCGGAGGTGACGCTGTCAATGCTATTACCTGGCGTGTTACGTTGCGGTTCAATTACTCTACGCAATTGTTCCAAAATTTGCCGTTGATTGGTTCGTTAAATTTTTTATAATTAGGTTCACGATGGGGTTGTTTAATCCGGATACTAGTTTAAGCAAATGGGTTACAATGGCTGTCAAGGAGCGTCAGGATTTTTTAGCAAAGAAGATTCTGTCTAACTCCGGGGGTGCTCTTCAGCCGCCTCATTTGCAATGCGATTTTTCCTTTTCTCTCCGTCAGGGTTCAGCCTCTAACCTGCTGGGGGTAATGGATGATTTTATGGTTGTGTCGATGTCAGCTCCGGATGCCACATTGTCCTGGGGAGCTATGTCTGGGGGAGGATTGTTTGGGATGCCGGTTCCATCCGTGTCGTTAGGCAACATGGTGGTAAAATACTTTCGCACTTTTTCTGGGGGCGCTACAGTTTTAGATGTAGCGTATGAGTCTCAGTTTGTTCGGGGGTCTGTGTTGTCAAATTCTGGTACTTTGGTTCCACATAACGTAAATACGTCTACGGGTCCTGTGTTTCAGCGTAGCTCTTATGCAAACCCTTCTAACCAGAGTCAACGCGTTGCTTTGCCTGCTTATACTGATGATCTGTCTGACTTACATGCTAGTGGTCTTTTGGCCGTGCCCTCTACTTCTAATAGGATTTCGTTAGCTTTAATAATGTGGATGCGGACAGGTGCTTCTGAGGATAAATTGGCTGTAGAGCTGTTTAGGCTAAAGAAGTGTCGGTTTTCTACACCGGTTCCCTCTATTAATTTGCCCGGTGGGGATGCCACAGAGTGGACAATGTCGGTTTTTTATAGTGATATTGAATGGTGTGATCTTGATATAGCTCTATTATCGATTCAAAATGAGTTAGATGGGTTCGGTTTGGATAGTATATTAAGTGACACTGGGGTTTCTAATTTTATGGCTTAGTTTTATGCGAGTAGAGTTGCCATCACATGGTTTATTTGGTGTAAAAAGTGTAGATTTTAATGTGCCTAAGATTAAGAATCTACGTAATTTGTCTTTTGAGACACATACGGATGAGCAGGTTAAAAATTCGTTGGTTTCTCAGTTGCTTTCTGATCCGGATGTTTTGCCTAAGTTGTCGGTTTGCGACAGGGACTATCTTTTTATCATTGCTGTCTCTGCGATACATCTTGGGGAGATTAAAGTTAAAGTTACTTGCTCGGCTTGTAATACTACTTATGATGTAGTTTATCGTTTAAATGACAAGGAGCTGATAGAGCTGCCTGAGGGGTCTCCCTCTGTTGTATCGAGGGATTTTGGTGACTATCATTTTGATTATACGATTCTGTCTGTTAAGGACGAGTTGAGGATCATTGATTATGCCTTAAATGATTTTGATAATTATGCTGAGCGTTTTGAAGATGGGGTAGTTGCTCGGACTCTTGGTTTTGATGTCTCTGATGATGGTGTTCGTCGCGCGAATGACCTTCCCGTTCATTATTATTACTCGGCGCTATTGTTTCAGCAGTTGTCGTTTCATGGGGTTGATAACATTGTACATGGTATTTGTACTAATCCCGCTTGTAAGCATGAATCTTTAGTGGTAGTTCCGTTCACGAAGAGTATATTGAGTACAGACACTACTTCTGTTATCAATAGTTTTATGTCTGTTTCTAAGATTATGGATTTTCAGTCTTTCTTGGACTTAAGTATGCCTGAGTTTAAGGCGGTAATGCAGAATATTGAGTCCGGGGCAATTTAAAGCTGTAGTTACATGGCCACTTTAAACCTCAAAGCTGTTTCTGATTTAATGGATGCTTACCTTCAAAAGGCAGACAAGGTTCTGGCTACGAGGTCTGCTCTATTGAGTTGTGAAGATGATGTTAAGCGATTGAACGATGCTGTTTCTGTTTTAGATGGTAAGTTGTCTTCGGTGTCTACGGAAAAACTGGCCTCTGGTTCGTTGACACGGCAATTGGATGAGATCAATAGGGTAAAGTCTCAGTTATTGACCGGTCGTGACGTTTCGCAGTCTTTGTCTGATATATCTAAGCTGCAGGATGCGGGTACTACGGCTCCTAAGTTGAAGCTAAGTTCCGCTGAGATGTCTAAGGTCAGGGTTGGTGCTGATTCTGCTCGTCGGATGGATCCTCAGGTACGTTCCATGGCTGCGTTGTCTCCTGTGGGAGTTGTGTCTTTAGTTGGGTCTATTAGCTCTGAAAAGGGGTTGCTTAAAGACTCTACTTTTTCCATGCAGGATCGGATGGGGATGTCGTATCTGTCTTTTAAGGCGGCCTTAGATAGCTACTTTAAGTCTGTATCTCGGCAAGCTGGCGTTCCGGAGTCAGGTCGTGGTTCCGAGGCTAAGAGTTTTGATGTAGGTAGTGGGTTTAAGTCTTATTTGGTAGCAGAAAAAAGTCGTATTCAGAATAGCGAGCTGGCGGATAAGATATATAAAAGTATAGGTCGTGTTGGTAGTTCAATCAATGCGATTACTTCTAATTTGTCTAAGTCCTCAAAAAAGAAAAAAGTAAACGTTAAGCTGGCGACCAAGAAGCAGGATACTAGTTTATGGGATACTCTAGGTACAGTATTATCTATTGCTGCTATTGCCGGGACTGTTGGGGCGCTCTTGAATTTTGTAATGGAAAACAAGGAGCTGTTTGAGAAGCTGTATGTAAAGATCGGTGATTTTTATGATAGGTACATGCAGAACTCAGCTGAAGATGAAAAGGATAAATCTGAGGCTAATGCTGCCCTCGAGGCTAAGGCTGCTGATATTTCGGCGTCTGCTCCCTCAGCTGTAGGCCCTTATTCTGATATTGCGAAGGGTGCTTCCAGTCCGCAAAATGTTTCAATTGTAGGAGGCACTGTGGATATAAGCTCAGATGCTAAGTTACCTGGTTCCGTTGCGTCCGATGCTAGTGGTCTTGTTCGTGCTGCATTAGGCTCTAAGGCCAATGTATCACGTGCTGGGAATATTTTAAGGACTGCTGCTGGAGTAGGGGCTTCTGTGTTAGCTTTGCCCTATCATATTGGAGCTGGGTTGTTTGGAGATTCTGGGGAAGATGGTATTTTTAAATTTGGGGATGATCTGTCGTCTGTTTTTAAGGCTACGCGTGAGCGTGAACGTCATATAGCTGTAGGTGAGGCTGTAAGGTCTGGGTCCTCTTATGCTGTAGTGCCTGAGTCGACGCAGGAGTCGTCTGTTGGGTTCAAGCTATTGTGGGATACTTTTTTCCCTGAACGGTATGCGGCCCCGATTAATACTGTATTGCCTAAGGATGCTCGGAGTGATGCTGCTGACATGGCTTTAGCTGCAGATCAAGTTAAGTTCATGGACGAGAAGTCTTTGGCTAATACTACTAGAGCCTATTATAAATTTAGTAAGCGGTTTAGAGAGTTAGTCTCGGATACCTACAGCTCAATAGGCGATAGCGATGCTGACATGTTGAAGCTGGTAAGACTTGCCCCCTTATCCATTTTTGACTATTTTAATACGCATGGGGGTAAAATTTTAGAGTATAATACTGTATTTAAGTCTGAGCGAAATATCTTAGGCAATTGGGAGATTTCGTTTTACTCTCCGGATTCGACTGACTTATTATTAACCCCTGGGGCTTATAAGTATTTAGTCAATCTGGCTAATGGTAATATCTCTAATATTGATACCTCCCTTTTAGGAAGTTCCTATTTGCCTAAAGTACAGGCAAATGTTGTTTCCGAGGAGGTTAGTCTAGGTAGATTATCTGATGAGTATCGCAGTTTACGTGGGGTTCCCTTGGATAGTTTTAGCGATAAGCCTGTCTCTGTTGAGATGGGCTCTTTCTCCGGTGATTTGGTGTTTAGTCCTAGAGATATGGCTAATTTCATGCGTACTTCTGTATCAGACTACGCTGTTCCCTCGTATTCTCCTGGGTCTCCCGCTTATGGTTCTGCCACGACTTATAGGGGGTCTTCTGCGTATGGTGCTGGTGCGTCTTTTGGAGGGCCTGCTCCATCTCCTACTGCTCTGCCGGGGCTTCCGTTGTCGTCTCAGCCCCCTGTTCAGTCCTCTCCTCAGTCGTCCGAGGGTTCTATTAGCGTTCAGAGTTTAGACAGCGTTAGTAATTTTTATAACTTTAATTCAGTTGGTAATAGGAGTCTTCGTTGATAATGGATGCTGTTAATGAGACGTTGCGTGCAGCCTCTATACAGTCGGTTCAGGGGGCCGGGCCTTCGGTTATGTCTATATTAACCGAAGATGACTTAATGCTGTTTGGAGCCTCCTTAGAAAAATTAGCAACGGCTTTAGTTCCTGATCAGGATGCTAAGGATGAGTCAGTGCAGATTTTGGCTTCTCCGGTTGAGGAGTCAGGTACAATACCGTCTTCCGTATCTATCGAGGTGCCTCAGTCTCCTCTTCAAGGTGATACTGACGTTGATGTTATAGACTCTTCTTTTAAAGATGTGGAGAGTTCTAATGACTCTCTTTTATTGGATTCCTTACAGAGTCTGAAGTTGTTTTTGCCTTTACCTCTTAAGTTAGGTCTTGGTCTGCTTAAGGTGGTTAAATCTCTATTTCCGGTTGTCGGGTTGGTTAGTTTAGGTTCTCTTTTGTCGAGGTCTATGCTTTTAGTGGATTTTAGTGGGTTGTTTACTCTTTCCAACGGGTTTAAATGGTTTGGTTCCAGTCCTGTTCTACTTCCGTCCAAGTCCTTTCCTTCAGCTACTAGTCGCTTGTATGATCAAGGCTCGGGGCTGTCGCATGGTGTAGTTAGTGTGGCTGGTAAAAATGTTTATAGTTATGTGTCCGGGGGCAGGCCTTTCCGGGGTTCTGATGTTATTTCTAAGGTGCTTAGGTCTCCCACAAAAATAACCTCGAGGTTTTCATTGTACCGGTCGTTCTCAAAACGCCCGCATTTAGGGGTAGACCTAAGAGCTGCTGAGGGGACACCGCTTTATGCTCCATTTGAGGGGCGTGTGTCCTACGTAGGGACTCAGACTCAAGGAGGGCTTGTTGTTAGAATTGTTAGTTCTGATAATAGGTGGGAAGTATCCTTGCTCCATCTAAGTAAGGCGCTTGTCAAAAAGGGTGATTCAGTATCTCCTAATACTGTAATAGCTCTTTCTGGAAGTTCAGGTACGCCCGCAAGTTCTACTGGGCTGAGGGAGTATGCGCCCCATTTACATTTGCAGTTAAAATACCTGCCGTCTAATCTGATATTAGATCCGACTATTGTAAATTTAGATGATGAGTCTGTAATGTCTGATAACGGTAGTGTTCATGTAGGGTTGCTTGCCGGGTTAGGTGCGCAGCGGACTAAAATGTACTCCTCGTTTCCTAAGCGTACTTTTTCACGTGTTGAGGATAGGTCTACCTCGGTTTCTTTGAGTCGTTCCAATAATCCGTTTGCCCTTGTTTTGACTCCGGATTCCTGGGTTGGGAAAAAACATGATACGTATGCGTCAGGGTCTAAAGGTCTTAGGTTCTCGGTGTTTTCCACATTGGATTATGGTTTGCGTGCGGGTTTATTAAATTTGCGTAACATGCAAACTGTTCGTAAGGTAGGGGGCAGCTCTGAGTTTGTAACCATTCGATCCATAGTTAATAGTTATACTTCGGTTGATAATGGAGATAATCCTTCCTCTTATGCGTCTTTTTTGTCCAGGCGTACTGGTTTTGGTGTAGATGAGCCTATTGATCTGAGGGATCCTGCTGTTTTGCGTGCTATTGGTGCGGGGGTAGTTTTACAGGAAAACGTAGGCGGTATGGGTGCGGTGTCGGCGGCCCGTGTTCCGGAGGTTGTTAATACTTACTTTATAAATAGATTTCATGGTGAGTATGATAACTCGAATGCGTGTATGCCTTGTACTCCGGAAAATTTCCTTAATCGGCAGGATTTCTAAAGGTTTATATATTTGAATGGTTGGTTATCTTTGTATGTATGGCTGTTTCTGTTGATGCAATACGCAAGTTAAATAAGATGAAGTTCATCGTGGAGTGTTGTGATGATCCTGCACAGGGGTTGTTGAACTCTGCGTCTTCGACTTCGACGGATCAAACTACTCAATCCGGAGTTTCTCCGTCTGGTGGGAGTTCGTCTAATTCTTTCGGTTCTGCGTGGACCTTTTCGCTATACTCTGATGCGGGGCTGCGGTTAGACGGGTCTATTACCCAGGGGGACTTTTTAAATAAGTTGCTAAAAAGTAATAAGATTGTACAGACAGGTGCACACATGGCCAGTATCACATACGGTATAGTTCCTCAGATAGACATCGCTAGAAAGTATCTATTTAATGGTACGACTCCATTATCCTTCAGCGTGTCGTTATACTGTGTACTAGATGAGGATCCGGTAGCTGATCTATTGGCTCCGGTTTTAAGGTTGGCTTACTTAACTTATCCTCACCGCTACAAGTCTGTTGATGAGATTCCCTCTCAGATAGTGGCGTTTATTCGTAATCTTTTAGGCAAGTTGGAGAGTAAGGTTATATCTCCAGCTATACAGGAGAGCTCCTTATATCAGATGGTGAAGGGTGCTGGTGAGTTTGTATTTGATACCGCTGAGGCTTTTTTTGACACTTACTTGACAGATGCGTCTTTGTTAAGAATGCCTCCTACGTTTAATATGAACTCTGTAGTAGGTGCTTCTAATAGTGGTCTTAGTCTTAGATATGGGTCTATACTGCTAACGGATATTTACTTTAAGGGGATGTCTATTGAGGTTCCTACGTTGTTTTATGAGGGTGGATTTCCTCCTTACATAAAGGTTACGATGTCTTGTGAGACGCTTCGTGTAATGACCTATGACCTACTACTGAATATTCTAAGTGGCGTTATAGATGATGGCAATCCTCACCAGGAGGCCGTGGATGCTTATTGGTATACTCCGAATGCTTTTCTTGGGAATATGCGTCAGGCTACTAATTCATTGTTAGGTGATGGGACAGTGGAGTCTATTGAGAATTTTATAAACAATAATGTAGGAGGAACTCCTGGAGGGCGTTAGTCATGACGGTAGAAGAGGCATATCAGAGTTATGGGGCTAAGAAGGCCTATACGGGGGTAAACGATAATATTGTTTTTTTGTCTCGTAGGTTGTATGGGTCTAACGCGGATATTTATTTAAATATCCTGCGGGTTCTTAATTTTCATGTGAATTGGTTGAATATGCAGCCTGGGATAGTAATTTACTACTTGGATCCTTCGGTTGTTAATGATGTGGTTTACTAGCTTGTGGTATGGATTTGCGCATTACTGTAGGAGATGCAAATGTTATTCCCGAGGCTTATGCTGTTCGTGAGAGTGTTTGGGAGTACAGTTCGACGCTGACTTTTGTTTGCCGGGCACGTTTGTTGTCTGATATAACAAGTATAGTGTTGGATGGGTCGTCCGAGTTTAAGATATTTTCTGTTCGGATGCTTTCTCCCGATCGCTATGAGTATGTGGCTTATCCAAAGCCTTATATTGATCTTTTGCAGACTACTTTCCCGGTTACTCGAGGCACGTTATCTGTTAAGGATCTGTGTAGCTCATTGGGGGTTCCTTATGATTCTCCTCATACCTGTTTAGCCTCTGAGTGGGTTTTACCGCTATATAGGTTAAGGTCTTTGATTGATGTTTTGTCCTTGCATGCCAACTTTGTTTCGGGTGGTTGTCCTACTTTTCACTTTAACTTGTCGGGTGTTCTCTGGGGTTGTGACATTCATTCTGAATCTGTTATGTCTACTGATCCTGTTGGGGCCATCACTGGTACTTTGGATTACTCTAAATTGTCCACTTCGTTCTCTGCGGATGTGCCTGGGATAGTTGATTTTTATTTCTATGATGAAGATTCGATAACTGGTCCGGTTCGCGAGGTATTTGGAGAAGGTTATGGTGTGGGTGTTGAGAGTCATTTTTTATCCAGCAGTGTTAGTAGGGACTGGTATATAAGGGCTGCACGTAGTAGATTTTGGCGTTATTTGTACTCTAATAATGTTTACTCGTTTCGTGATGTAGCCTCTTCCTTTTTGGTTGTAGGTTCTAGGGTTAAGGCTGTTGATATAGGTACGGATATCATTGTTACTACTGTTTCTAGTGAATATAAAGATGGGGTTGTCGTGATGCGCGTTGAGGGTGCCCCAATATTAAAAGGCTGAGTTGTTATGCTTGTTAAGGCTGTAGTAAGGTCGAACTCTTCGGATGATCCTGAGGGTCTTGGTAGAGTGGTTGTAGAGTCTCCGGGGATATGGGAGGTTTCTGACTACTTTCCTGTGTTAGATGGTGTTCCTTTAAATGAGGGAGACCCTGTTTATGTTGAGGTCTCAGATTCTTATGGGGACGCTTTAGTGTTAGGTAAGTCTGTGGATAAATCTTTTAGTTCTCATGGTTCGTCCCTGGGGTCGGGGTTCTCTGTCTTATGGGAGAGTGTGTATGACGGAGGATGGACTGTATGTTATGTAAGGGGTGATGATTTGTGGATTGAGAACTCGGATCCTACTAAAGGGTCCATTCATCTTACGGGTTCAGATTGTATAATTAATGGTGGTTATAACGGTGGGGTTGTTAATGTAGGTCCTTTACGAGATTGTATAGTAGCGGTATTGCAGGATCTGCTAAATGTTGGTTCTGGTCTAAATTTGATTGAGTGGATGGGCAAAGCGATGGGCGTAGGGTCTTCCGAGATTGAGGATCCTCATTTTAAACATTAAATTAAGTTATGGCTACGGTTATAAATTTAGATCCTCGGGTTATGGCCCGGGAGGTAGTTGAGATAGTGTGTAAGCCGTATATCGATACTATTGAGAATGCGATTGAGTTTGTGGAGTCTACGGTTGATCGAGTTGTGGACACCTACTCTAACTTAAAGGATGAGTTAAATGAGTCTTTGGATGAGGTTCAGTCTGCGATTGAGGACTTAAATACTTCGATTCAGAGTATAGCTACGCAGGCTGCTTCTGCTCCTGAGGTTGCGGCTACGACCGCTGCGTCCTCTACTGGGGCTGTTGTTTTTACTCCTCCTACGGCTTTTACGTCTATAGCGTCGTCTTCTGTTAACGGCGTTTTAGCTGCTAAGGGTCAGATACAGGGTCAGATCAATGCTTGTGATGTAACGTTGAAGAGCTGTAATAGGCTTATTAACAAGTATTATTTGAATCTTATTCCGTCCTTTACTCCGGTTACAAGTACGATCTCGACTATTCAGTCTGGTGTGACTGGTCTTAATACGGCGTTATCTGCCGTTGATATTCCGGTCATAGGTTAGGATAGGGCTTATATATTTTTTAAACTGTGTCATGGATTTTCCGTTAATACTGGATGTAGCTACTTCTGCTGAGTACGAGGAGGCTCAAGTGTCTGGGGGTCCTGTTGATTCAGATGCGGCTAAAAACTTAGAGTTTGTTTATGGTTATGATGAGCTTAAGCAGGATATTTATCTCTTGCTTAAGACTGATTATTTCCGTTTTTTACAGTCGCCCACTTTGGGTAATAGGGCCTCTGTTCATGTAGCAGATGCTGACCTTTTAATGGTTAACATTCAGCGGACGTTGTCTCAGATTAAAGGGTTGTCTGTTACGGATGTATCCAGGTCTGGGGATTCATTGTACTTGTCCGTTTCTTTTATGGGTTCTGTTAGTAGATTTGAGTTTACAATATCTAATTTTTCGTAGTGTTGAGATATGACAAGAGAAGAGTATTATGAGTTATTGGTTAATCAAGCTGAGTCCAAGTCAGGTTCAGTGTGGAACTCCCTTGTGTCGTCTCTTGTTGGCAAGGAGCTATTGTACTATGGTGCGAATGTATTAGCTGATGTAGATCAAGTTGTAGACATGATTAACGGGGTTCAGGATTTGTCCCGTGTGTCTTCTTTAAGTCAAGTGGTTAACTTCGCTTATACGAATGAGGTTTCTTGCGATACTGTCCGTCCTTCGACAATCAAAATTAAGATTACCGGGGTATCCGTCGTTGTAGCACCGTTCTACATTCAGTTGGTAGTTGGGGGTGTGGTGTATTATAATATTGACTTTGTAAAGACGGATCAGGAGATTACCTTATATCAAGGTAGTGTTTATTCTTGCTCGTCTGGTTCCACCTCTTTGGTTACATTGCCGGATATGGCTTCTCCAACGACTAAGTCTTGGAGGTTGTATTTAGAGTTTAGAGAGGGCAAATACCAGAGTAGCTATGTAAAGTTGAGTCCGGATGCTATTTCAGCTTCTGTTCGTGTTTACGCTAAGTCTATTAATGCTGCTGGTCCTGTATTCCCTTATACTGAGTACAATGCTGCATTGTCTAATCCGGAGGCTTTGCTGTATAAGGTTCGCACGGGGTGGGATTTTTCTGTAAATGTTTTGTTTGGGGACTCGAACTGGGCACAACAGGTTATGCCCTCTCAATATAACTACCAGATTGTATGGCTTCAGGCTGGCACCAATCGTGTTACTCTGTCGAGTAGTTCTTTGCTGTATATTTCCGGCACAGAATGGGATGGATCTACGGGCAGCGGGGCTATTTATAAATCTGGAGTCAAGCTAAATTCTAGCGTGTATTATGATGTAATATCTTCGTCTGATGGGGAGGCCTCCTCTATTCCTTATGCCCGTAACTACGTTATTTCCGCTGTATATAAGAGTCGGGGTATTGTAACCAATCAGCAGGTAAAAAACTTTGTTGCGTCTTTTCCCTCGGTTGGGAGCGTTCAAGTTTTATCTGGCGATGGGAAGGTGACCGCTTATGTTAAGCCGACTGTTGTTGGTGATACAAACTTTGGGTTTATTCAAGACATGTTATATCAATATGGAGTTAGTGGAGGATACTATGCTGTAGTAGCTGCTTCTCCCCTACACTTTAATGTAACATTGAGGCCTGTATCTGCTGAGAGTTCCGCTAGTGTGTTAGCCGCTCAGGATGTTGTGGTTAATACTTTTTCTTATGACTCCCTGAGCATTACTGATGATGTGTCTGCTGCTATTATCAATCAGACCTTAGCTTTGAATGGCATAACTGGTATAGTATCTGTGATTGCTGTTCAAGAGAGTGTATCGGTTAGTAATGGTCGCATGCAGCTGTCTGCGACTCCTGTTTTAAATACTATACGTCAGTATAACACTAATACGGGTGCTTTAGTAGGGTTTGACTCTGATGGATTGTTTAAGTCTATTGGGGATTTAAATTCCCTGGATACTTCTTGTTTAGTTTCAAGGGTTGGGGATTTTCTTTATTTGACGGATGGTAGTAAGTTTTATCTGTTAGATGTTCAGTCTAACAGGGTGTTAGCTGTGGATGCCTCGTTAGCTTTCAATAAATCTAATGGGGTATTTTCGATGAATTCCGGCTCGTCTACAGCTTTATTGTATCAGGACTCAGCTGGAGACTGGTATGTATCTCAATATGCTGTTTCGGCCTCTTTGTCCAGCGGTTCAGCCTCATTGTTCTACCGGAACTCTTTCCTCCAGCCTATATCTACTTACAAGGTAGTGTTGTCTGGGAGTCTGAGCTCGCTAGAGGTTGATTTGATGGGTAGTTTTTTCTGTATGGGGTCAACGGCTTATATTGCGTTGAAGGCTGAAGGTGGAAGTGCCCTTTATAGGTTTGATCTGACTCCGTCTGAAGCTGGCATGGTTTACTCGTCTTATGGTGTAAGTGTAGGTCCTTCGAGTAATGTTCAAGGGGGTAATGCTGCTATCCTGAATGATGATATTGTAGTTCCTGCGGGAGGCTCTTCGTTAAACAGTGATTATCTGTCAATGTTTTATGTATTGCGAACCTCCACAGGAGCGTTATATACTCCTACTGTTCAGGTAACTGATACGTCTGGTCAGTCTTTACAGTTAACAGGTGTGACTTCCATCTATTTTAGCGGCAGTCAGTTGTATTTTTTGGTTCCGGACAAATCTAATAACGCTACTACTCTTTGCTCTGCGTTATATCGATTCTCCTCGGACATGCAAAATGTTGTATTGTCTATTACTTCTACTGTATCAGTGCCTGCTTATTATATTGAGGGGACGGGCTACATTTTTGCGGATCGTATTCTTTATGCGGATGCTTCTACGTTATGGCTTTTGAGTGCTCAGGATAGCAATAATCCTGTTCATTGGCGCGGGTCATTGTCTGCGTTGCAGTCTAGCGAGTCTAGTGTAGTTAAGTTATTATCCTCTTTTTATGAGTTTACGTCTGTAGGCTCTGTTGATTATAATACGGGGGTAATTTATGGTATTAGCAGTTCTCTGTTAATACCTGATACTGTTGAGTACGAGGTGAGCGGTTCGCTTATGCGAGATGGTTTCTACCCGGATTTAGTGGATGTTTTTGTTGAGGACTAGTTTATGGATACGGTATATCGTGATTCCCTAAAGCGTTTATTCTTAGACGAGCTCTTGTCTGATAAGGGTTGGTCCGATTTTGTGGATTTGGTTCTGTCAAATTTGGATACCTCTTTTCTACGGTTATTGTCGTCTAATGGATTCCCGTATGAATTTAGGGTAACTGAGTTTGCGGAAGCCTCATTGTCAAGGGTTGGTGTTAAAGAGGTTTCGGACTCGTATACTGTATGGACCTTCAATGGTGGAGATGTAAATGATCCTAATAGTGTCTTTATCGAGATCAGCTCTGAGATTGAGGTGCTATGTGAGAATTGTGAGTTGTCTGTCTCTGGGGGTTCTTTCGGTGCTTCAGGGACGTTGCCCGTTACAGATGCTGCTCCAGCTTCTTTTAGTATCCGGTATCTGAATAATTTGCCTGCTGGGGTTTTACCTATTGTTAGGTTGAATTCTTTACCCGATAGTGTAAATCCGGTTTATGTGGATGAGTTTATGATCTCTAACAGGCAGGTTATGTCTCAAAACTTTGCGGCTACGTCTCCTGCTTTATTGTGGGGGGTCTTGTCTAAGTTACGCATTTACCCGGAGATTTCGTATAGGGTTTACATGGAGTCTGCTGGGAATAGTGGGTATACGGTTGCTTATTATCCTAATTATGTAAGGGTGTTAGGAGTAGTTGAGGATTCGGACTCAGATGCTGATTATGCTTATTTAGCTTTGGGGGATTCTCCGTTGATTAGTAGTTTATGGGACATGTTTGGCACTCCTAGTGCGATGTCCTCTATCATTGGCTATGATAAGCAGTTTTTGGTTGTGGCTTCAAACGCTTTAAAGCGTGCGGTAACCTTTGTAGTGTCGGAAGTGGTTGATCCCTCTGGTTCTCCTTTTTGGATTAGTAATGATACGCTTTCGATCTCGCAGCAGTGGGGCAGTTTTGTTATACAGGTTCATTGCGGGGATAACATTTCCTGGAGCGTGAAGGCCTTTGAGGGTGAGACTCCGGTGGATTTACCTAAAGAGACTAATTTGGTTATAACCGATAAGGGGCAGCCCGAGTCGGGGGTCTCCGTATCTAATGCTCAGTATGTTGTTACCGCAAACTCGGAGCTAGGTAATTTAACTATCGGGTTTATTCGTGATTATCAGGATTTGTCTATTCCTGGAGGGCCTATTAGTAAACTAGTTGTTGAGTTCAATAGCTCAGAGTCTACTTTTGCGTCGACTTTTCCGGATTTATTGGCTTACGTTCAAAATATTCTAAGTCTGTGTACTCCAACTGGGGCCACGGCTGAGATAAGATTTTTGGATGGGTCTTATGTAAGTTCTATTGATATTTCTGATTCCGTGGATGAGGGTCAGGATTGGATTAAGGTTAACGGTTTTTCTCAGGTGCCTTTGTCTTTTGATCATTCTGGAGGCTCTTCTCTGGTATCGGTTAACGCTGGATCGAATGTAGCGTGGAAGCCTGTCACAATTTAAGAATAAAGCGGGAATTCCCCTGACTTTAGGCAGGGGATGGTAGTGCTTTTGTTCAGACTTTCTTTTGGTTTTTCATATATTTTCTTACCGTTTCCTCGGATGTATGGCCGACGGACTTTACATAATAGGAACGGGTTTTAAACAGTTGCTTAAAAATTTGGGAATATCTGGTTAATCTGTTATATTTATGTTGTCCTCAGACGAC